GGAAAAAATCAGGGCTTGAATCAGAACATGCTCGTCAAGGTGATCCACGATTCATACAAACGAATTGAAAAGGTCAACAAAAAGACGGGCGAAAAATATCCAGCGTACCAACCTGATGGGGCTCCATGCGGTATCGTGGTAGCTCTTAAGTCGCCGCGTGGTGGAGTTAAGGTTGGGTGGTCAAAATGTAATTTAAAGCTAGACAAGTTCAACAAGATTGAGGGGGTTAAATACGCCCTTAAAAACCTTCACCCTCTTGACGAAGTTGTACAGAATTATGAGAGCAAAGAAAATGAATTAAGGGTTCCTCATGCACTTGAACCACAAGTTCTAAGAATGGCTAAACGGGCAGACAAATATTACAGCAAGGAACGAAGGATGTAAACTTTATGAAACAAGAACTTAATGAAGATAAATTTATAAACTATTGTAAGAGAATAGCACAGCATAATGAATAAGTTAAATTTGACATGCCCTATTAACGGATTAAGTTATGGTGTTGCTTCTCTAAATATCCTAAAAGAACTGGTTAATAATTATACTGTTAGTTTATTTGGGATTGGGCCACTATCAATTGATTGTAGCTTAACTCCCAACGAAGACGGCGGTATCGTAAACCAGTGTTTGATTAACCAGAGGTTTTATGATCGAGAAGCTGATTCAATTCGATTATATCACCAACACGATTTAGCCCAACACGTCGGTAAGGGACACCATATTGGTTTTCCTATCTTCGAGGTAAATAAGTTTGAGCCCCATATTTTAAATCACCTACTTAACCAGGACGCTTTATTCGTAACGTCTGAGTGGGCGAAGACAGTAATAGAAGAAAATAATATAAATATTCCAACATTTGTTGTTCCTTTGGGCGTGGACACGAATGTGTTTAAATATCAACAATTACCAAAAGACAATACTTGCCGTTTCCTTAATGTTGGTAAGTGGGAAGTTCGTAAAGGTCATAACGAGCTATTAGAAGCGTTTAATCAAGCATTCTCGCCCAGCGACGATGTTGAGTTAATTATGCTTCCAATCAGTGCTCATACTACACAAGAAGAAATTAATGATTGGGGACGAGTTTACAAAGAATCGGTAATGGGCGAAAAAATAAAGATTGTAAATCGCCTACAAATGCCCCAATTAATTAACGCAATGCAGGCGGTTGATTGTGGAGTCTTCTTATCTCATGCCGAAGGATGGAACCTTCCTCTCTTAGAGATGATGAGTTGTGGTACACAAGTTATTGCCACAAACTATTCTGCTCACACTGAGTTTTGTACTAAGGACAACTGTTACTTAGTAGATATTGATAATTTAGAAGATGCTTATGATGGGCGGTGGTTTCATGGATTTGCAGAATGGGCAGAAATTGGCCCCACACAAATTTCCCAATGTGCAGAGTATATGAGGGGTATCTATGAGAGTAAAAAACGTGGCGAAAATGTAATCAATCTAAACGGCATCGAAACTGGTAAAAAGTTTACTTGGAAAAACACATGCAACAAAATAACGGAAGCTCTCAAGAATTTAAACCAAGGGTAGGTGTTCTCTTATATGGGCAACAAACAGGGAGTGAGCTAGCCGATCTTGAAAATCAAACTTATATCGCGTCAGTAGTGCGGAGTAGTACGGACAGGGATTCTTTTCTAGCGACACTCAACGAGCTAGCTAATCTAGTTGAGATTGTTGCCTTCTTTAAGGGCGGAAGTTCATGGAATGGGACTAGGTTGGCAGAAATCGTAGAAGCGTTTAAGTTCGACGCTTCCAGTATCGGGGTTGTCTACACTGATTATGAAGGAATCTTTAATCAGTCGTTTTCAGTCCGTCACCTAACCAACCCCAATTTGCTTAAGGGCGACATTGCAATTTCGTCGGTATCATTAAACCAAAAACAAATTCAGCCACCCACCGAAATCGATTCTGCCTTTTTTCATAGTTTGGTCCATGCTATTAGTGCGAGTCATATTTCCTATCACATTCCCAAGGTACTAGGAAAATGGACGTAAATTTCAAATATGTTTGTGTCGGTACTAATAATAAAGATAAGGTTCAATTACTTCTAGACAAAGATAATAATCATATTACCATTCCTGCTGACGGAATATGTAGTGTTGATAGTGCTCATGACAAGTTTTTAAAACTAATAGGGTTCGATCCTAAATTTCTAAAACCAGTACTATTAGACGTAATCATAGAGAAAGACCAGTTTAATATTTACTACGGAGTATTATTTCCACTAGAACTAGATATCAAAACGGAGTGGCACACCCTTAAAGACGCTAAGCCATTAAATCTAAATAATTCCCAACTTGAGTTGCTATACAAAACTATGGCTAAGGGAATGATGCCATGAGATTTGAACTAACCTTCTTTTATGAAGAAGGTATGGACGATGTTAAAGCAAAACTATCGGTTGAGTCTGATAATGAAGACCAAAAACTAGCAGTAGCAATTGCCCATACTCTCTACAGTTTGAACTCTGGTAACTTTCTAGAACATCTTAAAGCTTTGATTACAAACCACGCCAAAGAAACTGGAGATACTACACTAGCCCACTTAATTTTTAACGAGTGGCAAAAAATGGTTCTTCACAATGATACTAAACCCGAAGTCTCTGCAAGCGAAGCCGCAAGGATTAATCAGGCATACTAATGGATACTCCAGACAGAATCGCAAATATCGTAAAATATTGGCAGGGGATTTTTGAAAAGGAAGTTCCTGGGGCTAGTTCTGCTATCAAAGGACACCAAATTTCTTACTTTATTAGACCAAAATCTTTTATTGATAGAGTAATTCACGACCACACCTTTGCAGATATGCAAGGAGGAATGTTTCTCGGGCTGAAAATTTTTAATACTAGAATTACCATCAAAGGTAAACAACGTAATATTGTATGGGGGTTAATTAGGTATGCTGATGGTGGCCACGAATACGAAGCTGTTGTAGTAAACAATAAAACCAAAGCGGCAGATTTAGTTGGACTAAAACGCAGGTTTAGAGCGGGTAACTACAAACCTAAACTTATTAAACCTATTCTTCCTAGCGATTTACTAGACCTAGTTTTAAAGAACTCCATTGAATTTTTACAACAGTGGCGTTCTCTCAAGCAACATAATGTAAAACTCGCCCGTGGTATCTTATTTTATGGTCCACCAGGAAATGGTAAGACTATGGTAACAAGATACTTGCAAGACCTGGCAATCAAACACAAACATTCTACATCATCTGTTGAATGTCAGGAAATTAAGAAGCAGTTTGGTGCTGGTGAGCCTCTTAACAAACTTTTCAGTAGAGAAGGTTTGACTTTCTACGACGATATGGACATGAGTTTACTTACTCGTACTATCACTGGGCAAGCAGATATCGCTTGTGCTGTTCTTAGTGCAATGGATGGTATGAGAGTCCCAGTTAGGGGAGCAGTACGAATTTTCAGTACAAATGAAGATACTGCTAACATTGACGCAGCGTTTTTGCGTCCTGGTCGGATTGACCTCAGAGTAAAGATTGACAAACCCAATGCTGAGCAAATCGAGGAATATTTTGAGCGGTTTGCTGACAAGAGCCTGCTTGATTTTCTGAATGACAATTATCTAATGTATTCTCTGGTTGAATTCTGCCAAGGAAAATCTTTTGCAGAAATCGACATGCTCAGAACTATGCTTGTCTTTCAACATTTTGTAGATAACAAAGAATACGATCTACAAGAAGCTTTTGATAACTTCAATTTAACTAGAGAAGTAGACTCTAAGATCAAAGTGGGATTCCGTGGATAAAAAGTTCGTTTAGACTTGCTTTTGGTGTATATGTTTAGTGGACAGCAACACTAAACGAACCAAAAGAGGGTCTTAATGGCTATTGAGTACAGAATTAACTTCAAAGATAATAAAGGAAAACATCGTATCAAGGTAGGATTGGTCTGCGATACTGAAAGTTGTGGACATAAATACGAAACATCTATAGATAATTACTATCAATATAAAAAAAGACATAACGGCAGCAACTACTGTAGAAAATGTGCAGCAAAAAAAGTAGGTGAAAAAGCAAAGGGTAGAATACCATATAACAAAGGCAAAAAATATCCAGAGCGTTGTCGTGAAAAGTCTGCTACCTGGAAAGGTGGTAGATATATGTCGTCAGATGGTTACTGGATGGTTTATTATGGTAAAAGAGACTACAAAACTGAATCTGGGTGGTTGGCATATAAAAAAGAACATATAGTAGTTATAGAGGAAAAGATTGGAAGGAAGGTGGAGAGGGGTGAGGTAGTTCATCATATAGATGGAGATAAGTTAAATAACTCTCCAGATAACTTACATCTATATCCTTCACATGTTGAACATAGAGATTGTCATAGTCAGTTACAAGAATTAGGTTATAAGTTATATAAAGATGGAATATTAGGGTTTGAAGATGGTAAGTATTTCATAAAGGAAGTCGCGTGAATCTTAAAGGTAAATATTTTAAGGTGCTAGACCAAGGGTTTCTTGGTTTGGTTGACTATATGGGAGACGACCAATCCTTAGAACAAGCTGCTAGAGTTTCATATCAAAAAGGAACTAGGCAAGTAGCTGATACTAAATCATTAATCAGATATTTAATTCGACATAACCATACCAGCCCCCTGGAAATGGGAGAGATGAAGTTTCACGCCAAACTACCTCTCCATGTAGTACAGCAACTTTTACGTCATCGCACGTTCAATTTCAACCAGGAAAGCCTTCGCTACTCAGAGTGTGCTTGCGAATTCCAGCGTACAGCCGAGGACGAGTGGCGAACCCAATCTAAGGATAATAAACAGGGTTCCGAAGGATTTCTAGAAACAAGACTGGGAAAGAATCTCACAGGGGATGAGAAAGAACTTCATAAAAAGTTGAAGTTTGAATATGATGTTAGAAATAATCTTGGAGTAGCTAAGGAACAAGCCCGCAAAGATTTACCAGTCTCTACCTATACACAACTCTTTTTTAAGGCTGATATCAGGAACTTATTACATTTCTTATACTTACGTTGTGATGAACACGCCCAGCTAGAAATTCGTTCGTATGCTAATGTAATTGCCGCTATTGTGAAGGAAGTATTTCCTATTACTTTTGAGGCTTTTCATGACTATAGAATGGATGTAGTAACGTTTACGCGAGCAGAGTGGTTGAGTATTATGGACACAATTAATGACTGTGCATCATATGTTGATGATCCGTTCAGCTTAGATCAGGTTGTTTGTTACGCACAAGATCGTGGTATCACTAACAAACGAGAATTAGCAGAATTAAAAGCAAAATTAACCAAATTCGACAACCCCCCAAAGGTATTCGATGTTTCTACATTGGAAGTGCTAGATATGAACTAGTCTTTCCGTTCGGTGTATTATTACTAGGGACAACCAACTCAAAAGGAACTCAAATAATGAACAATATCAACCGCCTTTTGGTATGGAGGAAGTGGGAGCATCCCTTGAAAAAAATTTCGGAAAACTTCCTTTCCCTGGAAGACGAGATGGATGAGGGTGATGATTCTGCAATGCTAAGTGCAGACAATTTGCCAGCCGCTTTGTACTTTGATCCCGATAAATATCTTCATCTGTGGACGGCAGACACGACGTTCTACGTAACTGCTCAGGTCCGCAAAGTCGTCGAAGGTACTCCTGGCGTCTGTTATTTTAAACAGATGCACCCCTATCGCTTCAACATGGGGGTTGGCGAGTTGTTCAATCAGAATACCGTCAAGAAAGAAGTTGCTACTCGTCTGATGGTCGAAGCTCAAGACGATCTTATGTCTAATTGTGAGCTTACTTTTGGTGATAATCTTTCCGTTATTGAAGAGATTAGAAGCACCATTAATACTGACTACTGGGCGATTTATGTATTCCCAACGGGGCAGAAAAAGGTAATTACTGCTCAACACCTTGATGAGTCTTTCCAAGCCGAATTGGAACTTCTCAAGGATGTGAAAGATGAAGTTGGGGGTTATCTAACAACGTATCAGGATGAATAAAGATGAATTTGACCTAGATCAGATTTTTCTAGAATCTAGGCGAATTTTGTTGTGGGGCGAAATCAAGGAAGAGAGTGCCAAGACTGTAATACAGTCAATGAGATATTTAGCAGATATCTCTAAAGAAGATATATACCTTTATATTCATAGCGACGGGGGAGATACGGAGGCACAAGATGCAATAATTGATGAAATGGAAGGAACGCGGGCAAGAGGCATAACAATTTGGACTGTAGCACAAGGAAAGGCTTATTCGGCCGCAGCTAATATTTTAGCCCTTGGTGAACCTGGACACCGTTTTGCAACTAAGAATAGTACCTTAATGCTTCATATGTATAGCGTGGATATGCCCACCGATTACGTACATATGCAGAAAATATATGCTGAGTTTACTGGTAAAAAGAACGACGAAATTTATCGTCAAGTAGCAAAGGCGTGCCAAAAGGGAACTGGTAAAAAATTAGAGTCTTTTATGAATGATTTGAAATCTGGGCTGTGGTTGAATGCCCGTAGTGCTAAGTCCTATGGACTAATAGATGGCATATGGGACTACAAATGGGAAAACGCACTCCAAGAAAATATAGTAAAATCTCAAATGAAGAATTCAGACAATATCTAGATGACCCCAAAAATATAAGGGTTATTGAACTTCTAAAACTAAAATATTATAGTATAGATCGGGATATATTTGAATCGTTTAAAAACGAAGGGTTGTGGTTAGCAATCAGCAATCATTCGCCAGATAAGTCTAATTTCCAAACTTATTTATCACTTACTATAGAATGGTTAATAAATCAAAACTTATCAGCTTTTAGCAAAAAAATAAACGGTCATAGAACTATTTGTTTTAGTCAATTAAGCGATCCACTTAATGACTTACAAAACGCAGATTTTAATCACCCAAAAAATGAAAATACAGATTTATCCTTTAATTGTTGTAAGGAAAGCTTGGTCCAAGGATTACGAGAACATGGAATTAAGGACAGAGATATAGATATTTTCTTTTCATATCATAACGGATACAAAAGTAAGGAATTGGCTGAACAACATAATTGTAGTCTTAAAAACATTAGCAGGATAGTAACCTTATGTAGAAACGTACTGGAAAATAATGCAACTAGAACTGAACTGTCATTATAGGGCAGCGAAAAAATCTGATATTCAGAAAGCTGCGTTCGCCGCAACAGAATATGATTTCGACGTTCTAAGTGTTTGTTATCCGTATTTAGACACAGTTATAGAACTTATTGGGCACAATATTGCTTTAGCTTGCCCCATCGATTATCCATTCGGACTTAATATCACACAAGTCAAGCTCCAACAGCTTGCCGAGGCTTGCAAACGTAATATAAGTATTGCTGACCTAGTAATAAACAATTCGTTCGTTGTAAACAAACAATGGAACAGGCTCAACTCAGAAATTGAGCAATTTGTTAAATTTTGTTACAGTAGAGGCATTGAGCCCCGAGCAATCCTTGAATACAAGCTTATTGATCGAAAACAACTCGATATTATATTACAAACCCTGAAACTTCAAGGTATCCACACGATAATTACCGAAACTGGAAATATCAATGACAACCTAGAAGATAGTATTATTGTAGCTAAAAGTATTGCTCAAAGGGGTACTATGAAAGCTATTATTGATACAAACGTTGTTAGTAATACAGAGCTTGAATTCCTTGAAAAGAGCGGGATCGATGGGCTGAGACTTAGACAGCCAGATTTTATTCCAAAAATTTTGCGGGTAGCAGCTAAAAAGTAAAAAACTTTGGTGTATAATAATAGTAGTTAACTTAAACTTAAAAAGGGGCTCAAATGGCTACTTCTACAATTGTTGGTTCGACTATTAGAAATGACGGTGGTGTTGTATTTCGTGGCAACACTAAATCGACCAGCCAAGTCAATAACGTAGCTGCTGGTTATGTGGCTGCTGTACCTCGTGTTGTTCCTGTGGACCTTGGATATACAAATAAATCTGTATCCGCTGGTACCTTCGCTTATGAAATGGGTGCAACTGATCGACCAATTACAGCATATAATGATACAATCGGTGGTGTTGCTAACACTTCCTTTAGTAATCCTGCTGCTGATGTTGGTAGTCGCAAACATTTTAACAACTTCGATATTACATTTAAGCAAGACCTTACTACCTCAGGTATTAGAAACGGTAACTGGCACGCATATTCTGGTGTATTTATCAGTACTCGTGGTAATCAAGATGTTGTGTTTAGTGCTGATGCTGAAGGTTCTGTAAGCCGTAGTGTGCAAGGTGAATATCAAATTAAGGGACCGAAATTTGCTGTTGAAAACAAGGATTACCTTACTAAGAAGAACGGTTAATCACAGGTCGGAACAGACCCTAACGCGAACTAGGGTCAAACCTGTAGTGGGGCGTCTTCGGACGCCCCTTTTTTATTCCCTTTGCGGGAGCTAAGTATGAATGCAACTCAACGAAGTTCCCTACAAAGAAATTCGCCCACTTCTAAGAAATGGTGATATTGCCCTTTTTAGGGGAACCACTTTCTTTTCTTGGCTTTTAAAAAAGGCTGGGGCTGGTGCTCATTCTCACGTTGGTTGTATTGGTAGGCATGGTGATTATCTAGAACTAATTGAATTAAGAGAAGGTGTTGGGGGGCGGATTGTAAGTTTTGATAGGGCTCTTAAAGTATATAATGGACAAATTGATATTTATCGCCCTCTAGATAGTATTACTGTACCATCATTAGTAGAAAAAGATGGTGTATTTATGGAGGAAAAAATCACCTACAAATATGATGGAGTTAAAGTAGCAGAGTGTATGAGGGAATTAGCTGGGGCGGAATATGACTGGAAAGGTATTATCCGCCTATCAACAATACATCTAGCGTTCTTAAGATGGTACTACAGGGACGATACTTCTTATTTTGAAGATAAACCTAAGTTCATATATAATAAATACTTCTGTAGTGATTCTGTATCTAAATGTGTGAGAGAACAGTTTTATGATCCTGTCCGCAATCGGTCAGATAAGGGTACAGACCCTAATGACTTAGCCCGTACCCCCCTACTAAATTATTTTTGCACACCGATCATTTCTAGCTAGAATTTTCGTATTGAGTGGTGTATAAATAATATGCCACGGTAGCTCAACTGGTAGAGCGGCTGCCCTGTAAGCAGCGGGTTGCGGGTTCGATGCCTGTTCGTGGCTCTCGGGACAACTGGTAATAGGAGTGCTAGCATTTTTTCTATTATTGGTAGTCCCCCAAACGTAGGACTGATCCGAACCTATGTTCGGGGTAGGCCCTGCACGGGGCTCTTAAGCGATCACACGTTTAATCCCCCACACGTCAGGTAGTTTAAGACGAGAACGGCACCCCTGATTAGGGTGAAGATGGTGGACTCGTAATCCCCCCTGGCACTTCTGTGTGGTTATACTTTGGAAACGAAAACTTTGCAAAAGTGGAAACGTAGGTAGACCACATATTTAACGCGACTGGAAGGTTCGGTAATCTAAGCACGCTCATTACGTGCAAAAACTGGTTCAACTCCAGTAGTCGCCACTTTAGATAATGGTGTATAATATAGAAAGACAGGATATAAAGACTTATGAAATATCACGCTCTAAGACAATTCCAAATAGTATGCTCAGTATTATACATTTTTATGGCATCAGCTTGGGGAACTGCTGACCAAGCTTTTAAAACAGAAAAAGCTGGTTTAATTATTCTGGCTGGATGTTTTCTTGCTGTCGGTAGCATTGGTAATATTTTACTTACAGCTTTAGAGTTAGGTAAGAAAGACTAAATATGCCCTGGACCAAATTCTTTGACATGAGAGGATGATTATGAGTATTAAAGCTGAACACGACATTACTTGTGAAGAGTGGCGTGAGTATGACCTAGGAGATAGAGTATATAGAGTGCAAAGCCCTAAAACATTATTTGTGGGTGATACTACCCATAGAGTAGTAGATATTTTTGGGCAAGTTCACTGTGTTCCATTTCCAAAAGCTGGGCAAACAACTGTAGTTTTGCGTTGGCAGAATAAAGTTGAGCATCCAGCGGTAAAATTTTAAGCTGTCGCAGACGGTGTATAATACTATAGGAGAATTTATGATTTAAAAAGCGACAGGGGGGCACTAATGGCATCAATTATTCCAAGAATTTTAGCTGAGCTAAAAAATAGTGACCTTACTATCGCGGATATTTTTAAAGCTATAGAATATCTAAAATACTATGGCTATCTAATTAAGACTGATAAGTTCACAGTTTCGGATTTCTTTAAAGCTGTTGAACAATTTAGAGAATTTTTCCATATCAATTCTGAAGAAGGATTGGACAGATTAACTGTTAGGGCGATGTTGACTACACCTAGATGTGGTCATCCTGATATCCTAGCCAATAGAGTAGAAGAAGGTAAGTGGCGGAAGAAAAATTTAACCTACTACATTAAACAAAATGTATCTAGATTAAATGGGGCGAGAAACGACGAACTTGACTCACAACAAATCGCCCTTGCTTTTTCTTATTGGGCTGAAGTAGCTGATTTAAAGTTTACTAGAACAAATAGTTCATCGGCTGATATTGTATTTAGTATCGGTCGGGGTAGAGCGGGCGGGTTTGATGGTCCTTCTGGAACATTAGCTTATGCTTATCTGCCCAACGGTTCTGATAGTCAATTAGGTAATGTAAGTGATGATGATGAAACGTGGGTTACACTTTCTAATTTAAGGGGTGTACAGAGAGTAAATGTACTCGCTCACGAAATTGGACACAACTTAGGATTAGACCATTCTAGAAAATCTGGCGACCTAATGGCACCTTATTATGCTCCAGGTGTCGCTAAGCCCCAAGCTGGAGATATCAACAGAATTATCGCTCTTTATGGTAAAGCAGTTAATCCAGTTCCACCAGTCGATCCAACTCCGACTCCAAATCCTCCGACTGGTACAACTAAAACAACTATCATCTTTGTTGATGGTAAGTTGTATGATATTCCTGGTTATAGCATTGCCCCAATTGGGTAATGCTCAGGAAACAGAAACGGTTGTAGAGGAAGTTGAAATTGTTCCTACGCTAGATGCGGAGTTGGAAGCTGTATTAACAGATTTACAACGCTTCCCACCAGGACAAAGACCCTTCTTAAAATATTTTACTTCTTATACTTTACCGCCCGATCTAAATAAAAATATCGGTAAAGACCTATCCTTTGTTGTCAATTCGCTTAGCTCTGGTTTGATTATTAAACAACCAGACAAAGTTACAGACACTCTCTACAGGGTAGATATTCGTAACTATAACTGGACCCAAGACGCTTGGGAACGGTCTACGAATGATGCTGAACCATATATTCGTTTGCCATTTATTCCTGAAGAAGTATACGAAAAAATTAGGTACCAGTCTGGTAACTCTCTCGTCAGGGCGGATTGGTTTATCAAATACGGTCTAGATGCCCAGAGTCAACTTGATCTGGGCGTCAAAGAGTTAATGTACTATAACTTGCTCTATGGCAAGAAACTTAAGAACCTCGACGAATTCCGTAATTTCTGGGGGGTGGACATTGCGAAAATCCGTAAATTCCAACTAGAGCGTGGTGGCGTAGTAGACACAAACGATTCAGAAGTATCTAGACACCATAGATTACTCTCGCGTGCAAGAACAGAGATTGGTTATTATTGGGAAACTTTTGATGATCCAAACTTCGATTATGTAGAAGACTTAAAAGCTACAGAAAGTAAAAGAAGTGCGGGCGAAATTATCTGTACAAACTTTGCGGGGCTACAGGTTTATTTGCTGGTTAATGGTAATAATGAGGTTGTAGAATTTGGTGATCCTGGTCTAGTTAGAGATGTACAAGACCCTAATGATTTTAGGGTACGTACAGCTTGGTCCTGCGTTCGTTGCCATGAAAACGGAATTAATAAAATTAACGATCAAATCAAACAAGTTCTGGCTACTAATGTAGAACTTAATTTGTCTGGATTAGATAAGGATAGTTTATATCGTCAAAGATTCTATCTTAGTGAAATTAATTCTTATGTAGAAGAGGACGAATTAGCTTACAAAAGAGTAATGAAAGAAGTTAATGGGCGAACTCCTAAGGAAAACTTAGAGAGCCTACAAAAAATTATTTCGTTCTATAATAGAAACATTACTCCAGATCAAGCATCTATTGAATGTGGTGTTCCAGTAGATATTCTTAAAGAAAAATTGAAAAGGGCTCCTAGTGCTAGATTAGCAAAAATGGCTAATGGTGGTACTATCCCCCGCGAAGTATGGGAACAGGTAAAAAACGGAGAATACCAACAAGCTCAATTATATATTCATAACCTTCCCTCGCCCGAAGTTGGCGTAGATACCGCCCCGAAGCCTGAACCTGATCCTGAATTAGCCGCCAATAAACCAATTACTGAACTGGTAGAAAAAGTAACAACTAATCCAGATACAGAAGATTATAAACCAACAATAATCGAATTTGACGATATTCCAAACCACATTAGAAACGGTGGGGTTGTATTACTAGAAGTAGTTGCTGAATCTACTGATCTAAAGAGCGGAAATAATACAATAGGTAAACTAAAGAAGGGGCAAAGATTACAGTTCTCGGGCGAACCTAAAGACAGTAATGTTAGAAATTATTGGATTGAAGTTGTTGCAGATGGTAAAAAGGGGTATGTCCTCAAGAGCGACGTGATAGCAGCCGCTTACTAAAATTGGTGTATAATTATGGTGGGGACTTATGTGAGGACATTTAATGAAAAGCAAATTAGTAGGCGGACTCATTGTTGTTATGATGTTTAGTGGGGCTATTTTTGCAACACCCCCTAAACGTGTGGTCCAAAAACAACAATTTATAGCTGCACCCCAACAAAATTTCGCCAAAATAGAAAAACGATTTGTAGAGTATAACCCCTATAATCCATATTATGTTGGATTGCCTGTAGATTCTTTGGGTTTGGGATACTATTACTCTGTAGGCGATCAGGCCAAAATTAAGGCTCTGGAAGCCAGAATCGACGAACAAGATGAACGAATTGCCAATCTAGAAGGGGCTTTATCTGATTTGCTCGACAAGCTAGAAGGCAAAACTGGTGGCGGGGACGGAGGTAAATCAGATGGTGGCGGGGATTTAGGTGGTCCAGATGAACAGCTAGAAGCAAAACTTTTAGCCCATCGGACCCATATTAAAGAATTACTTTCTACAAAATATAATTGTAAGAAATGTCATAACCAAGACAGAAAAAGTGGCGGATTCCAAATTTTCGATGGTGAAAATGTCGTCGTATGGGAAGATGAGTTGGCTATGAGGAAAATTCATGACCAAATGGAATCTGGTGATATGCCAAAACGCCCAGAAACTCAACCTCCACCGACTAAGGGAGACGTGGATTACATCAAGGAATATAACAAACTTAAATGGGGCTCATAAATGAAAATTCTAATCGTTCTAACTCTTTTACTAGTACCTAGTTTTGCTTACGGAACTGGTTGTCGTAACAATATTAAGCAGGTTAAGCAAGTCCAACAGCTTTATAGTGCTGGACAACAACTGACCGCATATTTACCTATTCCTGTTTTGGCTCAACACCAAAATAGTTATAACCAGAATTTTAATTTACAGCAAAATGTTCAGTATGCTCAAGTGCAGCAACAAAACGTTAAACAAAAAATTCGTTCAAAACAAGTTGTTCAACGCCAAAAAGTTAAGAACAGAAATCTTCGTGAACGTGTTCAAAACTTGAATATGGCTGACTATAACTATGATAACAACGCTCAACAACTACAAGGGGGTTACTAATGGACAAGGCACTAGAAAACTTAACTGGCAAATTCGTAGATCATTACGCTTCTAGCGATAGTGAAAAACAAGAAGCACTTGATCCCACAACATTCTTTGCTTTTGCTGAATTGATCTTAGAACTCATTAAAAAGATTCAAGAGTGTAGAGGCACATCTTCAGCTTCGGTTAAGAATATTGCCGCTAGCCCTAAGTTTGGGCAGCGTTTAGCTTTAAGGCGTCATTTGAAGGATGCAATGGGCCGTCAAGAATTTAGGCATAGGGGAGATAGAGTAGAGGAAGCTCTAATTTCTGCTGCCTTAGATGCTGACGATGGTGATATCGAGGACGTGTGGGCTAGCGTAGAATAATGAGAATCCAATTTAGAGAAGAAACACTTATTACCGTTCATGACACACAAGTTGTGGACGGTAATTTAGTTGATGTAACAGAAGATAAAACTTATCATCTGGGCGAAGTTGTTGCTGTTACTGATCTTGTAAATCGGGGCGAAGTATCCGATCTATACTTTTCTGATACAGCAGCCGCTTACGCCGTGCCTTCTAATATGTTTGAGATATTGAGCGATCAACCTCAGACTCCACCTGTTAAAAAATGTTGCGGGAGAACTTAATGCTAATATTTTCATATTTTCAAGGATTCGATGATGTAGCACAAAAGCTCCGCTTCGATTCTATCAACGCCATGAAAAACTTTGGTTTAAATGGTGTGGTTATGCTTGCAGATTTTACCAATCCAGCAATTGATGATGCATTTGTTCCAGCTTGTAAAGCCGCTGGATTAAATGTTATTATCACCCCAAACACTTGGGACTATGCTAAGATAAATACTATTTTAAACGCAAACACTAATGTTATTGCGTGGGATTGTATGGATGACGCTAACCTCAATGGATTACAAAAGACTTTAGAAAGATTAGCTACTCTCAAACCACACATTAAACCAGGCATCAAAACATATATTACAGTTGGTAAAGGGGCTGACCACGCTGTATTTGCTAATCTAGCAGAAATGTATCATGTTCAAAACTATCATTATAGAGAAGGTCTTAAAAAGTGGTCATGGACCGCTATGCTAGAAGCTAGGAAACAATGTAAAGGTATTCTACTTCACGGTCCTGCACTGATTAAAATGACTCCGTTGGAATTTGGAGTCAAAGCTAATCGTCGGGAATGGATGCTGGACGATTATGTACCTCTACAATATAATACTGCTTCAGCAATGGCTGCTATTTGTGCTGGTGCTAATGGCTTAGGCTACTATAGCTTGTTTGAGGGTATTCCCGAACAGGTAGGCAAGAATGATAAGTACTACTCATACATATTAGAGAGAACAGATTTAGTTGAAGGATATAAGTCGTTCCACGCAGAATTAAAAAAGTATGAAGTATACTTTGATACTGGTACCAGAGTCCCATTTGAAATTGAGAACACCCCGATTGTTGGGGCAACCTTTACATTAACTAATGGAGATTGGATTAGAGTAGAAGTTAACACAGAAGAATATAACGCAAAATACAAAATCATAGATTCTAAAGACCTGTTCCTACAATCAGCCTTTAAGCAAACTGTCGTCGGTAGTGCTAAGGTGGTTGTACAGGATGGTAATGTAAATATCACTGGAACTAATACGAAGTTTACTGTATGAACGAATACGAACCAGAGCGATTAGATATTCAGCGTGCCGCAGAAAGTTTAAGTGAAATTTGGCTGGGCGAACTTTCGACCCATAGAAAACATTGGTACAAGTGGTGTGCCGTTGCTGTAGATGAGTGGAAGATTTATTTGTACCTAGATTGTAAGAGGCTCCCAGAACCGTTTAAGTATTACGGATGGGAAGTTATTCCAGTAAAGTGTAATCAACCTAAACCTTTAAAGACGAGAAAAAAATGAACGAGGAGGATTTAACGAGGGTTTAAATGGGTAGAACTTGGACAAATAAACAACGTAACGATAAATCTCATAAAGAGCGTTATAAGAAAGTACGCGACAGTAAGAAGAATAAAAGACATACTGTTATAGAAAATAATAACGCCCCTAAAAATAACTCAAACGACGATTACGTATGAAACTAATAGAAGTAGAAGCTGCCTCAACTGACCAAATAGTTAAGTTCTACAAAGAACAGAAAAAAAGCCAACAACATGAAGACATATTAGATTGGCACCAATATTTTCTTAATATAGCAGAGCAGGTAGCCTTACGCTCTAAAGACGCCCAAACAAAAGTTGGGGCAGTTCTAGTAGACAGAAATCATTATATCATATCAACTGGATATAATAGTTTCCCTAGAGGATTACCAGATCAATATCTTCCCAATCTTCGCCCAGATAAATATATTTGGATAAAACACGCGGAGAAAAACTGCATTCTCAACTGTCAGCGTCGTCCTAAATCTGGGGCAATTCTGTATCTCACTGGTTTCCCATGCTTCCAGTGTCTAACTGATCTTTGGTCGTTTAACATATCTAAAATTATCTATAACGACTTTTCAGCTAATGGAAATAATGGTGACGGAGGTAGTATGCTATCTTCTGTAAGCAAAGACCCCAACTCTTTGTTATTTCTAAAAATGACTGGAATGAAGATTTTCAAGTTTGAGCGAGATTAAAATAGTCTAACGGTGTATAATACTATTGCTGGCCGATTATTCCCGTAAGTTCATTATGCAACTTGGGTACAGTGGCGATGGCTCAGCGTTAAACTAGCATCACGAAAAATGTAAGTCATCGGCGGTCGGTGGCTGGCTCAAAGCCGAATCGTGGTGGAATCAACACAAATCGCCACTAGAATTTTACGGCTCGCGGTACTATAGAATACTGCGGGCCTTTTTTTTGTAACGAGTTAGATCACCAAATCGTGGAAACATAATGACCGACATTAAATCAAAATTCGAGACAACTAAGATTGATTGGGAAACGCCTATAGATTTATTCTCTAAGCTAGATAAAGAATTTAATTTCGATATTGACCTAGCAGCTAGTGATAAAAATAAGAAGGTTTCTACTTTCTTTTCTGAAAGTCAAGATGCTCTCCAACAAGATTGGACTGGTAAAACTGGTTTCCTAAATCCTCCATTTAACTCAGACGGATTCTCGTGGGAAGATTGGATTGCCAAAGCGTATGAAGCAAGCCAAACGGCTGGTACTACTATTGTAGCACTTCTGCCCGCCAGAACCAATGTTAAGTGGTGGTACAGAATTTGTATGAAAGCAGCAGAAATTAGATTCATTGAGGGACGGTTAAGGTTTGCAGGGGCAGCCTGGCCATTGCCCCAACCTATGGCTGTTGTCGTCTTCAAAAAGAGTTCTAAACCTACTGTATATAGTAGCATGAAACCGTGATAAACGACGTTTTATATCTTAGTGAAGTAAAAAAAACTGGACTTACCAAATTTAATCATATTACCAATAATCTACTATACATAAAATATAATGTTCATGAAATATACAAAGGCAAGTATATTTTGGTAAATGATTCTAATACTAAGATGATAGTTGCGGAATCACCAGAAATGATGGTTTATAGTTCACCCGTTGATGGAAGCTGGGAAATGCCTAATATCTTTGCTAATATAAGATCGGACTATTACTATCTTTATAAGCGTAATAATGATGTATTAAAACTAATTCTGTTCTATAAGGAAGAGTACCGTGGGTAGTACACCAAAGAAGAAACAAGTTGAGCGAGTAAAGAAAAAATACAAGCCTAAGGTTCCCAAAAAGGAAGGTGTAATAAAGAAGGTATCGTCTCAAAAGAAGAAGAAATCCTCTGACTCCAACTATCCTTTTTCAATGGTCGTTTATGTGGAGTTGCCAGTAAAGCCAGAAGAGAAACATCTATTCCCTAATGGAAAGTTCCAACGCCAAGAAGAGAGTTTCCGAACTCCCTACGAAATGTGGAATTGGTTTCAACGCAAAAAAGGCAAGCCAAAACAAAAGAAAAAGGTAGAAGGTCAGGTTAAGGAAAATTCTGCTAGTTTCGGCACCGAGGAACAGCTAGAAAAACAGGAGCCTAATGTCACTTAAAGAGCTACAAAAATACACCTTCACTTCAAGGTATGCCCGATATAACGAAGAAAAGAAACGTAGAGAAACATGGAAAGAAAGTGTAGATAGAATTAGGAATATGATGCTCCAGAAATATCCTGAGCTTAAAGAGGATATTAATTGGGCATACGATCAGATGGCAAAAAAGCGGGTTCTCGGCTCGCAAAGAGCCTTGCAATTTGGTGGACGACCTATTCTAAAACGCAATGAGAAAATTTATAATTGTACGTCTTCATACTGTGATAGATTAAGATTTTTTCAGGAAGCGTTTTTTCTTTTGTTGTGCGGTTGTGGAACTGGGTTTTCCGTACAGAAACACCATGTTGCCAAACTTCCACAAATGCACCGTAGTAAAATTATACGGGACGAGAAAGTGTTTGTTGTACCAGATAGTATTGAAGGTTGGGGTGATGCTCTAGGAGTTTTAATCTCATCTTATTTTTCGCCCCAAAACGCAATCTTTCCTGAGTATGCTTATTCTTTTGTAGATTTCGACTACTCAGAAATTCGCCCAGAAGGTTCCCCCCTTTCCGATTGTAGTGGAACCGCTCCAGGCCCAGAACCTCTTAAACGAGCTTTAGAAAAAATTCAAACCATATTGGACGATGTTGCTAACGATTATGGTGGCATTTTAAGACCAATTGATTGTTATGATATTATCATGCACGCTAGTGATGCAGTGCTTTCTGGTGGTGTTCGCAGGTCTAGTACTATTTGCTTATTCTCTCTTGAAGATGAAGAGATGATGAAAGCAAAAACTGGTAATTGGTTCTATACTAATCCACAAAGGGGTAGATCAAATAATTCTGTAGTTTTAGTAAGAAGTGAAGTTTCAAAGAAACAATTCCAAGAGATTATCCAGTCTACCAGAGATTGTGGCGAACCTGGTTTCTTTTGGTGCGAAGATAAAGAAACTTTAACAAACCCTTGTCAACCAGGATGGGCTAAATTACTTACTAAAAAAGGTATTAGAGAATTAAAAGATGTTCAAATTGGTGACTACATTTGGAGTAAGGAAGGGTTTACCCAAGTAGTAAACAAATGGTCAACTGGTACTAAAAACGTATATAAATATACAACAACCGCTGGTATTTTTTATGGAACAGAGCAACATCGTATTGTTTCTAATGGAGTTAAAGTAGAAGTTGGTAATGCAGAATCTATCGATATTATTCCTGGTTTATTCCCAGAAATGGGTGTAGTTAGTGAACAAGATATTATTGACGGATTGGTAATTGGAGATGGTGCTGTTCACAAAGCGTCGAATAACTTAGTTTATCTACATATCGGACAAAATGACCAAGATTATTTTAATCACAAAATTAGTTCTCTAATTTCAACATATCGCCCAGGTTTATCCGATACCGCTTTTGAAGTTCAAACTACTATTACCAATTCTGAATTACCATATACATACGAGCGTAGAGTTCCTAACAGATTTTTAACGGGCGATTGTGGTAAAGTTGTTGGTTTTCTACGTGGTTTATACAGTGCGAATGGTAGTATTTGCGGAAACAGAGTAACCTTAAAGTCATCATCGTTGGGGTTAATTGAAGACGTACAAATGATGTTGTCTTCAGTTGGTATCAGATCATACTTTACAACAAATAAGTCTACTAAAGTTAAGTTTGAAAATGGCGAATATGTTTGCAAAGAAAGTTATGATTTAAATATCTCTACTGATGCTAGCAAGTTCCAACGGATAGTTGGATTCTTACAATCATACAAAAACGAGAAACTTAGTAAGATTATATCTTCTCTACCAGAAAACAGAAATCCTAAAACTAATTATGACATTATTAAAGTTGAGCTAGTTTCTAGAGAAGAGGTTTTCGATATTACGGTAGATAATAAAAGTCATACATACTGGACTCAAGGATGTGATGTATCAAATTGTGTCGAAATCGGACTTTACGGTTATGACGAGCAAGGCAATTCTGGCTGGGAAATGTGTAATCTTAGCACGATTAATTGCTCCAAAGTAACTAACGAAGAGGACTTTTATGAGGCTTGTAAAGCTGCTGCTATTATTGGAACACTACAAGCTGGATTTGACTCATTTCCATACCTTGGAGAAGTAACAGAAAGAATTGTAAGACGAGAAGCTTTGATTGGAGTATCTATGACTGGCGTTATGGAAAAGCCAGAAATTACCCTAGATGAGAGGATTCAGAAAGCTGGGGCTAAAATAGTCAAGGCTGTAAATAAGGAAATAGCAGCCAAGATTGGTATTAGACAAGCAGCACGAACTACTTGTATTAAACCAGAGGGAACTAGTAGTTGTATTTTAGGTACTAGTAGTGGCATCCATCCACACCACGCTAAACGATATATTCGTAATGTACAATCTAACAAGAACGAAGCTCCATATAAGTTCTTCGAGTCTATAAACCCGTTTGCGTGTGAGGATTCGGTTTGGAGTGCTAATGGAACGGATGGGGTTATTTCCTTTACGGTAGAAGTGCCAGATGGAGCTAAGCTTAAAAATCAGGTATCAGCAGTTAAGTTATTAGAAGCTGTTGTGTCAACACAACAAAACTGGGTGTTAACTGGCACCAACAGAGACTTGTGTGTTCAACCCTGGTTGAATCATAATGTAAGCAACACTATTGTAGTCAAAGAAGATGAGTGGGATGCTGTAGCAGATTTCATTTATCATAATAAGAAATTTCTAACTGGTGTATCTCTATTGCCTCAGAGTGGAGATAAGGATTATCCACAAGCTCCATTTACAGCCGTCTTCACACCCAAAGAGATTATTAACCTATATGGTGATGGTGGCATCTTTTGTAGTGGAATTATTGAGGCCGCATTAAATACGTTTGGGGGCGATTTGTGGGCAGCGTGTGATATCATTTTAGGCAACAAAGAGTCAAACAGTACTCACTTACATTTTTTAAACAAAGCTTTTAGGTTTGCCGAACGTTATTTTGAGGGCGATCTAAAACAAATGACTTATTGCCTCAAAGATGTTTATAACTGGAAAAAGTTTGTTGATCTTAGTAGAGAATATAAAGAAGTTGATTATGAGTTACTTATCGAGAGCAAAGATGATACTAAACCACTTAATGAGATCGCGTGTGCTGGCGGAAAATGCGATTTATTCTAAATGAAATATCCTGTTCTTGTATTAAATGTAAATTTCCTGCCTGTTGGTATTTTACGTTGGGAACGTGGTATGGTTCTTTCGTTATGTAATAAAGACTCAGTTGATGTAATTAAATATTACGATAAAAAAATAAAAGACACCAAAGGGTATGAGTATCCCATCCCAGCCGTTATCAAAACAAATAAATACGTAAAAATTAGTTTCAGTAGAGTTAGGCTCAATAATCATAACTTATTCGCCCGAGACAAGTATACCTGTCAGTATTGTGGTAAAAAATTTCGTTCAGACGATTTAACTTGTGACCACGTTATTCCCAAGAGTAAGTGGAAAGGTAGACACAACAATCATTGCTGGACCAATGTTGTCACTGCTTGCTTCAAATGTAATAACAAGAAAGCGGACAAAATTTTAGATCAATCGGGCATGAAACTGCTCAAAAAGCCTACTGCCCCCAAGATGATAGATATCGTAGCTTTTCATAATAACCGTCAGATTCCGCCCGCCTGGGAAGATTTTTTGGTGTAATTATTTAGTGGGGCGAGAATTCTCTGGCCAGACGACCTATATAGGAGATGACACAATCCCTCTCTACCAATACGAATGCAACCCCGATGAGGGTGGCTGTGGTAATACCTTTGAGATTGTTCAGGGCTATCACGACAAGCCACTAAAACGATGTAAAGTCTGTCGTAAACACAAGTTGCATAAAATTATTACCAAAGCCCCATATTTTAAACAACAGTTCAAGACAGTTGGCTCATTAGCTGATGCTAACACAAGCAAGTTAACTCAAGAACAGAAAGATAAAATTCGCCCCGAAGAAAAACCTAAGCCTGATCCACCTTGGGGTAAGCCTCCAAAGGGTTTGGCTAACTTGTCTCAGCAGAAACAAATCGATTATATCATAACAGGTAAACTATGACTACCCTAGAGCTTGAGCAAAGAGTTAAATATCTCGAAAGTAAAGAGCGAGATTATGAGGCTAAGTTTAGGGAGATAGATGAGTTACTTGATGAATATCGAAAAGAGAAGAACAAGAAAAAAGAAAATAACAACAAGGATTGGCTCTGGTAATAATGTATAGCAAACAATTATACCCGCATCATGGTTCTATATTGGTGAGACTGTTGGTTCGTCCAAAAACAGCACAAGGTTTTGTTTCGGGCGAAATTGTTGATAGAGATAGTTCTATCTTTATTATTGAAGCTGATTCAGAAGAAGAATGCAAGCAACAGACAAGGGAACTAATGGGAGAACTAAAAGAGGCTTATTCTAAATGGTTAGCCAAGAAAAGCTTAAGTGTTCCAGTTGTGGAACAAGCTTAATAAATGTAGTCGTCACTAAGGTTACGGAAGACGTTTCTAAAGTTCAAGCTCAGTGCTGGAAATGTTCTGGTACCAGCTTTGAACGAGCGTTCCAAGGAAAATATTCTATTGTTGGAACAACTAAATCCATCGTCGTTAGTATGAGGATTGATGGTGAAAAAATTCTAGTTCATACACAAAAAAAAGAGAGGTCTGATAATGGCAGTTGAAACTAAAGTTATTACTGGTTCTGTTAAACGTGGTAGACTATCAGCAGACGAAATTAATCAAATTGGTCAATTATCATCACAAGGTCTATCAGCAGAAGAAATTGGAAAACAGCTTGGTAGATCGGTTAACGCGATTAACAAACATCTAGGAGTAGCTGAAAAGACTACTGAGGTTGTGGACGAATCTCCACTTCCCACTACTAGTGGCCCAGTAAATCCTGTTAGCCCTAGAAGCAAACACCAAATTGGTTATTCCGCTATTGGTAAACGAGAAGAGTTGCCAGATAATGGAAATGTGGCTGTAATGAACAAAGCAGCTTCAGATAAGGGTGACGCAGTTAGCCAACTCTTTCACGAAAAGAAAGCTGAACGATTGAAGCTTATGGGTAAGTTCGTTCGCCCAATTAAGGGTTTCACAGACGAACAAGTTATTCAACATGAAATTGATCTAGAGGAATGCACTACTAAGGCTAAACGTGGCAAAAAGTAGAACTATCAAGTCTAAATATCCCTCGACCTGTGCCCCAGAATGCTGGATTACACAAGCTCAATTCTTAACAGAAAAGCTTTGTATTAATGTAGCAAAAAGAAAGGGGCAGAGGTTAGAGGGGCGGTTTTGGCAAGACGCTGAATGGAAAAAATTCTTTCAGGGGCAGGTTTGCTATGCTAACAAATTACTCAAAAGTTTTGAGTTTGATGTTATATTAAATGTTCTAGAAGCAAACAAGTGGATTACTTCCCTTAGGGCAGGATTTATATTAAAGTTTCTAGCAGAAGAAAATCTTAAAGCTCAGTATAAACTACCGATTATTAGAGTTGAAGTAGAAGACAATACTGAAAAGTTGCCCAGAGCAACACTGAAAACTAAAAATAACTCTTTGAGAAAGTTAGATGGCTGATAACTACCTAGATAGAGTATTAGCAGAAATTACAGACGATTACGGTGATGGGATTATCTTAGACCCTTCGGCTGTTATTAAGAAACCAAAACAAGTTATTCCAGTATCACCAGCACTAGACATAGGTTTATCTGGTGGTATACCAGAAGGATCAACCGTTGTAATATCTGGACCAGCCAAGGGCGGAAAAAGCTCTTTGGCATTGTATTTTGCTGCAACAGCCCAGCAAAAAGAATATGGTTCCAGACACGTCTATTATCTAGATGTTGAGGGGCGTATGAAGGCAATGAACCTTCAGGGAACCCATCATCTAAATATAGATAAGTTTACACCTATCAGATCAGATGAAAATAAAATTCTGACTGGTGAAGACTATCTTACCATTGCAGAAAAGATCATTAAGACCCATCCCAAGTCGGTGGTTATTATTGATTCGTTGTCTGCTATCTGCCCCGAGAAAGAATTGACGGGCGAAATGTCCTCACAAATCCGTGCTTCTACGCCCAAACTCTTATCTCTTTTCTTTCGTAAAGTTGGCCCTGTAATTCCAGTAAATAATAACATCTTAATTGTTATGCAACATATGATTGCTAACACTTCTGGATATGGAGTAGCTAGTTACGAAGATGGAGGTAATTACGTCAAGTATCAAAGCGATGTAAAACTACGAATCAAAAACTTTAAGTTCTGGACTAACTCTGACTCAGAAACTCCTATCGGACAAGTAGTTACATGGGATGTAATCAACTCAGCATTGGGTGTTCCAGGGCTTAAAGTAGATAGTTACTTACGTTTTGGTTATGGTATCGATGAGTGTATGGAGCTAACCCAACTAGGCATTCTTTGTCAACTAATCAAGAAAAAGGGTGCTTGGTATACTTGCGACTTTATGAAGGATCATCTTGACTTACTAGACGCTAGTGATTGGGATGATGAAGGTATGAAAAAAGCAAGGTTTCAGGGCGAAAATAATCTATCAGACGGTTTAAGAGCTAACCCACAATGGCTTAAAATTCTACAAGAACAAGTTAATGGCTTGCTAGTATGAAAGTAGTGGATGAAAACGGCAAAGTATACTCTTGGAATCTATACGGTTATATGCCCAATTCTGATGATACTCGTCCCAGAAGCAAATTACATCTTAATGTACGGTCTATTCTTAAAGAGCTTTATCCGACAGATGCTATTCTAGAAGAAGTACCAATACCTGGGAAAATTTTATATATAGATTTTTATTTACCATTACGCAAAATGGCTATAGAAGTAAACGGTGAGCAACATTATACATATAATAATTTTCATTACCCAAATAAAAAAGATTTTCTAGAAGCTCAACGTAGAGATACATATAAAAAGAATTGGTGTGAATGGAACGGAATTAAACTAGTCACAATCCGATTTGACGAAGATGACACAACAATCAGACGAAAACTTGAAGGCTGATGAAGAATTAACTCTTTCACAAGAAAAACTAGACGAGTTTGAAGAATCAATTGGGCTCGTTAATCCAGTTGGCTTCAAACCAGAAGTTTCCCAATATTTTAAAATGAATTCGGCTGCACTACAAAAACTCTCTCGGGAGCAATGTGGAGAAGCAGCCTATGAGTTAGCCCAGTATTCGTATTGGGTGCAACAAACGCTAAATAGAGAGAATTCCAAGCTAGCGTGGGCTGACGCAACTCTCAAAGTTCATATCGGAAAAAATAGTAAAAGGTATAGGAACGATAAGTATATTTCTTATGAAGAAGTTCAGAACTTAGTTATAGCAGATAATAGTTATGCTCACTCACTTTTCTCATTAAAAATGAAAGCTAAATTACGGATTGAAAGACTATCACAGCTAGCAACCAAGATAGAGTTCATGTCTAAAACAATGCAATCTTTACAATACAGGAAAGAATAATGGCGTCACCCCTAGAATTAATTAAACAAGGTTTACAAAACGGGGACTGGACTACTGTAGCTGAAGGTTACAGTAAACTAACTGGCGAGTATATTTCGCCCCCAGAAGAAAAAGAAATTATCTCTGTTGGAGATAGAAAATATACAAAAGATGAATTAAAACATTTGCCTATGAATGCTAAGGGTAGACCCAACCTATTTCTAGAGGAAACTGACCTCTTAGAAGGTGGTTGGCGTGAAACAGCAATCGATCCTAAAGACGGGAAAGAAAAGGATATTGACTTAATTCTAAACCCAAAACGTAAAAGGGCTAGACACAAAAAACGTCCAGCAGCCAGATATGTAACCAAGAAATGTGATAAGTGTAATAGAGAATATAAGGTAGTAGTGGCAAATGAAAAGGGTGTAGCAGACGCTAATACCGATATCTATTGTTCACGATGTAGTCAACGATAAGGAGCCTAGGTGTTATCTGACCCGTTTTCAGAGAGGGCTGTTCTATCTGGAATTATTAATCATGGGGCTGATGCGTACTTAGATTGTTCAGATATTATAGATGTTGACACATTTACTATTGATAGTAACCAATATCTTTTTAAGTGCATCACCCATATCTTTTCAAAAGACGATACCCCAAAAATTGATATGCCGTCCATCATGTCGGCAGCTAAAAGTGTTGGTTGTTATGAGATGTTGCATGATCCAGACGAGCGTAAACATCTTCAAAGTATAGTTCAATTACATGTAGAACTAGAGAATGTTAGAAAATTTGCTGTCAAACTAAAGAAACTTGCTGTAGTCAGAAATGTTAGAGAACGTCTTAAAAACTCAATCAGGGAATTTGGCGAATTTACTGGTGACGAATCTGTAGACGAAATTATCTCCAAAATTGAAACTCCTATTCTGGATATATCTAATGACTTATCAGATAATAGTTCTGGTAAGGTAAGTAATCTAAGTGATAACCTAGATGAGTACATGGATCATGTGATAAATAATCAGGGTAGAGCCGTAGGTATTTCTACGGGCTACAAAATTTATGATAAATATCTGGGGGGCGGATTACGCAGGGGAACGGTCAACCTGTTCGGGGCGAGAACGGGTGTAGGCAAAAGTTTATTCTCAGATAATATCGCCCTCCACATAGCTGGGAAATTGGGGATACCTGTCCTATATGTAGACACAGAAATGTACGATCACGACCACTACCCCCGCCAATTGGGGGTCTTGTCTGGGGTCGCGTGTTCCTCAGTCGAAGATGGTAGTTTTACTGCCTCAGAAGACGCCCAAAAATCTGTGGAGCAAGCTGTTGATTATCTTAAAAAATTGCCCATTAGCTATGTTTCTACAAACAACCGCACTTTTTCAGAAGCCTTATCTATTATTCGTAGATGGGTAATCAAAGACGTTGGATTAGATGAAAATGGCAAAGCTAAAGACTGTGTTGTAATTTATGACTATTTCAAACCTGCTGGCTCAGATGATCTATCAAAAAACATAGCTGAGTTTCAATTACTTGGTTATATGATGGATCAGTTACGCAGTCTTGCCTCCCAATATGCTTTTCCAATTTTCTCTCTCGTACAGTTAAACAGGGATGGTATTAGTAGGGATGATACTGGTGTAATTGCTGGTTCAGACAGAATTACTCACCCCGCAGCAACTTTTGCATTATATCGAGCAAAAGAAGCTAAAGAAATTGGTGAAGATGGCCCACAAAATGGTAATAGACGACTCATGGTTCTAAAGTCACGCCACGGTCCAGTAAACAATGCCTTCGATTATATCTGTATGAACATGGACGAAAATACATGTAAAATTACAGAAGTTACTTTAAAATCTAATATTGTTAAAGATGACTTAGAAGCTGAAGATTACGATGGTGGTCAATTCTAGGGATTTACATCACGAATGTATTAATCGTATAGAACAGATATTAGAATATTTTGGTATAGAGTACAAAGATAACGGTAGTTACTTTTCTATGGCTTGTCCTGTCCACGGCGGGACAAAAAATACCTCTTGCTGTATCTATAAGAATAGTGGAGTTTATATTTGCTATTCACACAAATGTCATAATGAAACTGGCAAGGATTTAATTGGGTTTATTAGGGGCATTCATGGATGTAGTAGAACTGAAGCCAAAAATATCTTTATTAATAAGATTGCTAAAGGGCTCAAAGCACCCACTCCAGCCCTTAGCGAAAAACGAGATTTCATTTCGTTAAGTAATTCCTTATCACAAATAAAACCCAAAGAAGAAAAAACATACGAAGCTAGCATTGTTGAGCGTCAAACTTGCCCTCCTACCTATCTTATCGAACGTGGGTTCTGCCCGAAAACTTTGGCTGACTACAAGATTTTTACGGCTACCAGAGGTATATTTACAGGGCGGGTAGTCATTCCAGTTAGACACCCTTTCAAAGAGGATAAGTATGTCGGATTCACAGCAAGATACCCAGGAGAAGACTACAAAGAACGAGCCCAAAAAAAATGGGTCCACTCGAAAAACTTCAAGACGCACCACAACTTATTTAATTTATGGGAAGGTCGAGACAGTATCGAGAAAAATGGATCGGTCATTATAGTTGAGGGTCCACTAGATGTACTAAATCTTGTCTCTAAAGGTGTTGATAATGTAGTGGGCATTTTTGGGGCACAAATGTCTGACAACCAACAATATCTCATAGAGAGCTTAAACCCACGAACAATTCTATTAGGGCTAGATAACGATGAAGCTGGGCAAGAAGCCAAAGAAAAAATTCGTTCTAGATTTGAGCGTCAATGTATGGTTGTGGACCTTAAATTCCCCAAGAAAGATTTGGGCGAGCTAACACAGAATGAAGTGGATGAACTAATTAAACCCACTTTGGAAAAATATAAGAAAAGGGTATGAAATGACAATGATTATTGGTATTAGCGGCAAGAAGGAATCGGGCAAGACTACGTTCAGTAACTATATTACTGGACTAGCTATGGTTAGCCTGAAAATGATTCCTGAGTTTAATATCTCTGAAGAGGGACACCTACTTATTGGGCAAGAAACCTTATCGGTGGATGAAGTATTCAAGCGGGATTCTCGTCACCCATTAGTAGACTTATTAGGCCCCCATCTTAAGGTTTATAACTACGCAGAAGCCCTCAAGCGCTCAGTCTGTATGGATGTTCTGGGGCTAGATGAAGACTGTTTTTCACGCGAAGGCAAAAATAGGCCCACCAAATATAAGTGGAAAGATTTCAGAAAGTTTCTTTCTCAAGAAACTAAGAAGTTGGCTCAGAACAGGGACGACGAGCTAATGACTAATAGAGAAATTATGCAGGTGGTAGGTACAGATATTTTTCGCACAATTGATACTGATGTATGGGTAAAATCTTGTTTACGCCGAATTGAGCGAGAAGCACCCAAGGTCGCTATTATCAACGATGTTCGGTTCGTTAACGAGGTAGAGGGAATTCAACAAAAGGGCGGACACGTAATCCGTCTCTTGCGTCAAGTTGAAGCCGATTCACACTCTAGCGAAAATGTATTAGACAATTATGAAAAGTTTGACACTGTAATTGATAATAATGTTCTAACATTGGAACAGACTGCGGAAAAAGTATTCAACTTAGTAAAGGAGCTTAGTTTATTTAATGAATAAGGTATTATTAGGGATCATTCTATCTGTGATAGTAATAGGACTAGGTTTCTTTACATACGCTCTGGACGGAGTAAGAGCTTTCAGTGGTGGACGACCGCTATTCTGGTGGTTTTATGGTAGTCTACAATATATACCCTTATTAATAGTTCTATATTTATGTTGTCTCGGACTTAAAACCCTTTGGAAAGATGAATGAATGGTGTATAATAGACTATAGAATATGTTTATAGTCTAATAGAAGGGGTAAACAATGTCTGCTAACAACAAAATTGATTACGATTTGACTGGGCAAAAATTTAACGATCTTGTAGTAATAAAAAGATCATACGTAAGAAAAGCTCAAAATAGTCCAATTTATGGTCCATATAACTCCAAACAAACTGCTTGGATTTGTAAATGTACGTGTGGAAACGAAGTAGTAGTTAAAAATTATTTGCTTGTTGGAAATATTAAAAAAAATTGTGGTTGTAAAAGACTTTCATCCGAAACCAAACCATCTGAGTTATTGACAAAACAATTTTTAGAAGAGCATTATATACGCTTAAACAAAAATCATGTAGAAATTGCTGTAGAATTTGGAATCAAATCACCAGCTTCCGTAGCAGAAGCTTTGAATAGACATGGTATAGAGGTCCGTAAAATTAAACCAGCAACTAGAAGTGGGTGTGGAGAACTTTATGGTCAAACTCTTGCGTCTATTAAACATAGAGCAAAAAGGGATGGTTTAGAATATAGTGTTGAACCAGAATATCTGTGGGACTTGTTTATAAAACAAGATAAGAAGTGTGCTATTAGCGGAGTTGAGTTATCCTTAGATATAACAAACAATAAAAGACCCACAGCATCACTTGATAGAATCGATAATACTAAAGGATACGTAATAAATAATGTCCAATGGACACACAAGACTATAAACTTTATGAGACACACTCTATCTGTGGACGAATTAAAGCATTGGTGTAAAGTTGTTGTGGAGTATAATTCATAAATGATAACCACTTTTTTACGAAGTTCTAGTTATAATACTTGGGATTTTTGCCAAACAAGATATTTTTTAGAATATGTTTTACATCTAAAACAACCGTCTAATAAAGCCGCCGAAAAGGGGAATGTGCTCCATAAGGCATTAGAGTTATTTGCTCTAGAGAATATAGCCAAAAAGAATAATCAAACTTATATTCAAGACCCAGAACTGGGAAAAATGAAGATAGGTTTAGATGTTAAAAAAGTAGTTAAGAAGTGTTACGACAATAACGTAGCAAATTCGCCCCACCAATATTTTATTACTGATTATGAAGACTGTTTAGAATGGACCGAGAAAGTATTAAATTATAAGGGGGGTATTGTAGACCCACGTACTCTAGACATTATTTCCGCTGAACAATCCTTCGATATAGAAATTAAAGAAGATTGGGCTAAATACACCTTTACCCTACCTAATAAAGAAATTTGGGCAGGATATTTAAGTGTAAAAGGCAATATAGATTTAATTACAAAAGTCGATGATAATACTATTGAATTCATTGATTGGAAAAGTGGCAAAAGGGTGAATTGGAATACTGGTCAAGAAAAGGATGAAGAAGCCCTTAAAAAAGACCCACAACTACTTTTATATTATTATGCTCTACGAAGCTTATATCCAGATAAACAAGTAATGTTATCGATTTATTTTATTAATTATGGTGGTATTTACTCTATTTATTTTGATGACTCCGACCTAGAAAAAGCAAAAGGGCTTATTCGTAATAGATTTGAAGAAATTGTAAGGACTAAAAACCCTCGTCGTATTAGAGAAAAGTGGCAATGCCAGAAATTCTGTCATTTTAGAAAAGGTAATGATATTTGTGAACAAATACACCAAGATATCGAGCGTAAGGGTATCGACTACGCCCTAGAGAAACATAACACTGGATACGAAAAGATAAACACATATGGTTCTGGTGGGGGAAAAAGCGCATCCAACTAATTGGTAGTTGGTAATTTTTGGTGTATAATATTGGTAGGTAAACCAACTCTATATACGGAGGACTAATGAAACATGAATATATACTTACAAGAGAATTTCTAGAAAAAGAATATCTAATCAACAAGAAAACCGTTGACCAAATAGCAAAACAGGTTGGGTGTAAACATTTACAAACAATATATTATTATCTAAAAAAATTTAATATACAAGAGGATAGAAAAACATTAGATGTATCTGGAATGCGTAGTGGTTCTCTAACAGCTATTAGAAAGAACGGTTATCGAAATAAACAAGTATTGTGGTTGTGTCAGTGTGATTGTGGAAATACATGTGATGCTACTGCGTGTGCTATCAATAAACGCACAATTAAATCGTGTGGTTGCCGTTCCTTTATGTTGGGTAACAAACATCATAATTATACTGGATACGAAGAAATAACTGGGAGAGTGTGGAATACAATTAAACAAAGAGCTAAAACTGACAATAAAGAATTTTCGATAACAATTGAGTATGCTTGGGAATTATTTAAAGACTCAAATAGAAAATGTTGTATAAGCGAATTAGATATATATTTTCCTAAATTATATAATGACAAATACACAGCTTCATTAGATAGAATTGATTCCTCTAAAGGTTATGTAGAGGGAAATGTGTGGTGGGTTCACCACGATATAAATATTATAAAGTGGGACTGGTCATTAGACGATTTTTACAAGATGTGCAAATGCGTTTCAGAGTTTAAGCAAAGTAATATGGTAGAGCAAAAAGAGCTACCAGATATAAAGCATAGTATTTGGTCTAATATTTTATATAAAGCTAATGAGCGTGGTATACTAGTTGAAATAGATTATGATTATGTGAATAACTTATATAAAAAACAAGGTGGTTTATGTTATATTAGCGGACTAACTCTAGTTAATCATTGTCGTGCTGGTAAACGAACGGCATCATTAGACAGAATAGATAGCACGACACCGTATATTGAAGGCAATGTGGCTTGGTGTCACAAAAAAGTAAATAGCGGGAAAAACAACTTTAGTTTAGAATATTTCAGGGAACTTTGTAAATTAGTAGCTAAACACAGGAAAACAACTAATGGATAGTTTAGATGATTTAATTAAAAACGAAATTGGTCCTGGTTTAGAAGAGAGAGTTAATCGTAAAGTTCTGAACATTACAGAAGTATGGAGTTTTTATGAAAAAATTCGTGGTGTTGTTGTGAACGGAACACATATGAAACATATTCTTGGTGACTATCTTAGAATGTATAGGTTTTGTCAACGTATCCGAGATAATGAACTTGATATGGATTACGTAAAGAAACAATTGGAGCAAATGCTATGAATGCTAGTGCTATTGTTAAAAACCTAAGCAAGGAAGAACGTCGGGAATTACTAACCCTACTACAAAAACCAGCATTAAATGAAAGTAAGGTTCCAGAAGATGAACTTCACGAACTTTATTATATGATTCAAGAAATGTTTGAAATGGAGGGGTGCGATTTCGACAAGTCTATCGACTTAAGTTTAAATGTGGATATAGAGTATTTTTGTTGTGGTTTTAAATGGGGTAAGAAAGGGTTCTTTTTCGATAAGGAAGACGTATCGGACTTTATCCATAGTGCTGAATTTGACCCTGACTATGTTAAAGTAAGCGTAGCATCATTTTTGGAACAAAACCCACACGTTAACAAAATTCTAGCAACACTAAATAAGCAGTTTGCAAAAGTTAGCACCAAAGTTAAGGAATTAAAGAAGAAGTATAAGACAAGTACGGATTCAATCTTAGAGTTTTATTCAGAACTAGGATACAAAGACACACACGGCAGAATCGACGATTTAGCGAGCATTTTATGAACATCGAATTAAGGAATAAACAATGAACGCCCACAACCCGAAGGGGAAACAAATGGAACTTAATATTACGATTAAATCTGAAGATACGGCTAAACGACTTGAACTTATTAAGTATCTATCCGATAAATTTAAAGAGAAATATCCAGAACTGAATGTGAATTTTGTTGAGACAACTAGGGATTTTAGCGAATTGAAGAGAAGAATGGAAGCTTTGAAACAAGAGGTTCAGGATGAACTTGAGAGGATGGGTGAGCAGGCTAGAAAGATTCAAGAAGATATTGATAATCTGAATAAGGAATAAAAGTGAACGCAAGTGATAAAAGAGCAGTGAAACGTGTTGCAACTCTTCTGAAGAGGATTAATGCACGAGACGTATCAATTACGTTAAAGACTCCACAGAGTACGGTAAGTATGGATATGGCAAAACAACTTAAGGAAGAGTTGAGTAAGGTAAGAATTAAGAACGAGATTAAGCTTAAGAACAAGAAGGTTGAAGATGAACCTAAAGAAGATGCTGGAAAATCTGGAACCTGAAGACATGGAAGTTTTGCGGGAATTTCTTGGTTCTAAGACTACGAAACCAAAGGAGCCAGAAAGACCCGAAGGTACAGAACTCTTAGAGACAATCCCGCAGAAAGACTTGGATAAGTTTTATAATCAAATTAAGGTTCTAAATAGATGTGAAGGATTCTCGGAAAAGAAAGAGATGGAAATCTGTGTTAATATTCAGGTAACTGCTAATGTCTTATATAACATTAAAAAGGGTAAAATAGTATTTGATAAGTCAGCATTAGTTGAAACAATAGATAACGCTGAAGATTATTCAGACGCTACCTTAACACAAGTCCATGAAGATAATCAAGACTTGCAAAATAGACTTAATAAAGTTCAGGTAGAGATTAACAAACTCAGGGCAAGAGCTAAAGAAATTTGTGAAAAACATAACCTTAAAGTACACGAGCTTTTGTATGATTTCCGTGAAGAGCTAATTGATTTAAATGTAGATTATGGTTGTGTTAATAATGTCTGTGATGCTTTAGAGGGATTAAAACTAGAAAGAAAAAATGTTCGTAACGCTTGTCTAGGTTTTGGTGTAGTCAAGGACGAGTCTGTGGAAAATATTGACAAGTTTGACAAAAACGATGTTCAGGAATCCTAAACTTTGGTGTATATTTAATATGGGTGTCTATTTTAACTCATATTAAAAGGAGAATGAATGGAAGTAAAACTACTTGATGCTTTTGCTGGGATTGGTGGATTCCATCTTGGTGTAAAAAAAGCTTGTGAACAATTAGGAGATAAATATAGTTTTGAGTGTGTTGGTGCTATAGAGCTTAATAAACAAGCACGAAAAATTTATGAACAAAATCACGGTGAAACTAATTTTTATCCAGACATTACACAACTAGATATTTCCAGTTTGCCCGAGTTTAATCTACTTACAGGGGGGTTTCCTTGTCAACCGTTTAGTGCCGCTGGTTTAGCCCATATTAGGAATGAAGGCAAAATCAGAATAGAAGATGATAGAAGTAATCTTTGGGCGTATTTGAGAGCGATATGTGAGAAAAAAAGGCCCAAGTATATCTTATTTGAAAATGTCAAAGGACTTAAAACTATACAGAACCAAGATGGTAGTTTACTTATAAATACAATACTAGATTCCTTAAGGGTGTTGGGCTACGGTGTTAAAGCAGAAATTTATAGTGCTGAACAATTTGGTGTACCCCAAGCTAGAGAAAGATTATTTATTGCTGGGATTTTAAACGGAGAACCTAGTCTACCAGAAATAGCTGACAATTATATTTGTAGTAAAAGCACAAAAGATATACTACTGCCAAAAGCAGAGGTAAACGAAAAATATTGTTTAGAGAATCAGTGGGCAAATTACTGGTTAACAGATATTCATCCTCTGATGAGGCCACAAGTTGGTGATGTTATTAAATTAGATAAAGGAAATACTGGAAAAGTAATAGACATATTTGAACCAAATAAAGTAGTTATTAAGAACAAAGATAAAAAGAACGAGAAAATCGGAAGTAATAACATAGATAGTATCGTATATACTATAGAACAAGATGGCAAGAAACACAAGTATGCTCTAAAACAAGTACTAAAATATAATAAATATCCAAAGAAGAACAGACTAGAAGCTTTAAAACTGGATTTTACAAACAGGAAGGGAAATGGAAAACATCCAACAAATAGTGTCAACAAACCTGTTCTGGCTTGTGAAGTGGACCAAGACACACCGTCTGGTAGGTCTAGGCAACACGACAGAGCATATCATGATTTGGGTATATCACCTACACTAACAACGGTTGATTCTCAAATTATATATGATTCAACTAACGATTTATATAGAAAATTGACACCATTAGAGTATTCTATACTTCAAGGATTTGGTACTAACTTCAAGATTCATGAAAACGACACAACTGCCTATAAACAATTTGGTAATGCTGTTTGTGTGGATGTTGTAAGAGAAATAGTAAAAAGTTTAATTGGTAAGGAAAAGTAAATTGGAACTAATTGAAAATAACACACTCAAAAAACTTGTATATATTTTTACATTCTATTCATATTATTACGGCAGATTTCGTTATCAAACAAACAACGGAAATATATCGGCAGCAGACATACAAACAAAAGTAATGTCTATGATTGATTGTTTTAGTGAATACGATGATTCTTGTAATGGACTAAAAGGTGATTTATTATATAAACCTGAAGAGTTATTGGTAGAAATAAAAAACTTCAAACAGTATGGACGTTTCGTAGATTGTATTTTTGATTGGGCAAAAAAACGGAATGAAGATATAGGTTTTAGACGAACAGATATATTGATTTTAGGTAATTGTACTACATACGAACTAGCCATAGTTGATTTAAGACGATTTGATTGGTCAAGTATGGACCAAAATGCAACTAAATTAAAAACTTCCTTAAGAAAACTGAAAGAAAATGGAGGTAAAGTTCTTACTATTATGAAACCAGCAGATAAAGAATCTTGGAAGGAACTACACAAATTTGCGTTTTTATCTTTAAAAAGTCAATTTGAATTAGAGAAAAATAGCTGTGAAAAATTAGCAAAGATGTTGGCAAAAGCATGTTCACATATTAATATTATGTATGAAGATAATGTTATGGACTTTCCAGTTTATAATTTACCAACCAACAATATTAGAGATGAAGATGTATCATTAGTTTTATCAGTAATTAACAATGCAGATGAATTTCTAACAAACAGAGAAATCGCAACAAAAGCTTTAGGTAAACCTAATGATAAAGATATAATTAGGTTTAGAGAAGTATTAAACTGTCTTATCCAAGAAGGTGCGGTAATAACAAACGGGATAGAGAAAAATGGGAAAAAATATAAATTATTAAATGATGTAAACATTGATGCTGTTAAGGAAGAAATGCTTTTATATACAGTATGAGAAATATTTTACAACAAGAGGTACTTATTAGTGAATATTTGGTAAATAATAAAAGTGTTTACCAAATCGCCCAAGAACTTGGTTGTTCTCCAGCTACCGTTTATCGCTACCTCAAAAAATATAATCTCCAACAAAACCGTAATAGTGTAGACATTACTAATAAAAAGTCTAACATGCTCACAGCTATCAAACCGCTACGAAAACGAAAGAATAATTCTACTATATGGTTGTGTCTGTGTGAGTGTGGTAATGAAACAGAAGTGGATGTGGCTCATTTCAATGCTGGTTCTGTGAAGTCTTGTGGGTGTTTACTCAAAAGGAAAAGGGCATGAATGTACAAAAGGTTAACTCTGGAAGATTATATCCATTTCGAGAATAAATTTGGGGTAAGATGGTTGTTAACTCAACCAAAACCAGTTGCTACAACTTCAGAAACGTTGTGGGTATGCTGTTGTGGAGAAATTTTTAAATCTAAATATGAGCGTGTAAAACACAGAAATGATAGATGTGGTTGTGGTTATAGAGCATCACAAAAACAACGCTCTTTAGATATATTTAGCAAGTATGTTGGTGATAAATATAATTCTTTATCTATACTAGAACTAAAGTTCGTTAACAATAAAAGTATTTTTGTTTGTGAATGCGATTGTGGCAACATTAAAGACTTTGACCCTGGTAATGTTTTAAGAATAGACGGTAAAGCAACTAGGACTTGTGGCTGCTCTAAAACTGTTCTCGGAAAAGAAAATATTAGGTGGAAAGGTGGAAAATATATATCTGGTAAACATTGGTATACTATTAGGTCTTGTAAGCATAGAAGTAGTAGAACATTAGAATTTAATATTACTTTGGAATATGTGGAAGACTTGTTAGAAAAACAAAATTTTAAATGTGCTATAAGTGGTGTAGAATTAACATTTCTATTTAACAGAAAACAAACACCAACAGCTTCTCTAGATAGAATAGACAACTCTAAAGGTTATGTAGTAGGTAATGTACAATGGGTTCACAAAATCGTAAACGAACTTAAGTGGGATTTAACACAACAAGAATTAGTAGATTGGTGTCATAAAATTTCAGACTTTCAGAGGAAATGATGTATATTAACTGTCACCAGCACTCCCACTACAGCTTGCTCGATGGATTAAGTAAGCCAACTGATATAGCTAAACGAGCAAAAGAATTAGGACAAACTCATATTGCCTTGACGGACCACGGTGGAGTAAACGGTTCAGTAGAATTCCAGCTTGCTTGTAAGAAAGAAGGAATTATCCCCATTCAAGGGGTAGAATTGTATATATGTAAAAATGACCCATCTGACCAAACTCCAGAAAATAGGAATCTATCTCATCTTGTAGTTTTAGCCAAAAATTTTAACGGATGGAAAACTCTATTAAAGATTATAGATGAAACCAACAAACCACAAAACTATTATTACAAACCCAGAATTAGCCTAAAACGACTTGGTGAATTAAACTCAAATAAGAATTTAATATCTTTTTCGGGGCATTTAGGTAGTACCGTCTCTGATGTTCTACTGGACGAAAATAATAAAGTTAGACAAAATTGGGAAAAGGAAGTAGAACAGTCGATTGGTTTACACGAAGATATCTTTGGTAAGGATAACTTCTTTGTAGAAATCCAAACTATTGATGCTAAAAATACTCCCATCTGCCAAGTATTAGGAGATAATTTACGAAACTGGGCAAAAAAGAACGGAAAGAAAGTAGTAGCAACTGCTGACAGCCACTATACCAAACCAGATGATATTGAGCTTCACCAAATCATTCTGTCGTCTGCTATTAAAAAGAGTGTGCCAGAATTAAAGCGTGGTTTGGCACAAGGATTAGATATTCCGTTCAGGGCATTTTTCAGCGGACACGGTGAATTTTATATTCCATCGCACGAACGAATGAGCAAGTGTAATACACAAGAGGAAATAGAGAATACTTTTGTTATCGCGTCTATGTGCGATAACTATGATATTACCAATAAGCCGTTTATGCCCAAGTTTGATTGTCCTGATGGGCTAAACTCAAATGAATACCTGCGTAAGTTATGTAATGATAGCATAGCAGAAAAGAATTTAGATACCCCAGAATATAGAAATAGAATGGAGATGGAGTTCTCCGTTATTGAAAAAGCTGGGCTCAGTCCTTATTTTCTAGTAGTGCAAGATTATGTAAACTGGGCCACAAACCAGGGTATCTTAACGGGTCCAGGTAGAGGTAGTGCTGGCGGGTGTCTCGTATCCTATCTAACCAAGATTACTCGTGTTGACCCCATTAAGTATAATCTAATTTTTGAACGTTTCTATAATGATGGTCGTAACACACCCGATAGAGTTGCCTTACCAGATATCGACGTAGACTTTGAGGTTAGTGCAAGAGAGGGCGTAGTAGAATACATTAGAGAAAAATACGGTAGAAATAATGTTTGTCAAATTGCCGCATACGGCAGAATGATGGGTCGGGGGGCTCTTAAGGATGTATTTAGAGCTTATGATGTTTCCTTCGATCTATCTAATGAAGTAAGTAAGTTCATTCCTGGTGAAGCCGAAGTAATTGATGAAATTCAAGAAATTGAAGATCATTCTATTATTCGTTGGGCATTGCAGAACCGTACTGACAAACTAGCCCAATTCTGTGAGGTTGATCGTGAAACGTTTGAACCAAAGTGTGAGGGAGATTTAGGCGTCTATTTTAAGCACGCTATGAAGTTAGAGGGGACAAAACGCAATTCTTCTCGTCACCCTGCTGGAGTTATCATTTGTGATCGTCCTCTAGTAGATATCGCCCCAATGATTTATGACTCTAAAAGCAAACAACAAATTTGTGGTTGGGATTTAAAGTCTGCCGAAACGGCAGGATTATGTAAAGTAGACTGTTTGGCTGTAGCTAGTTTAGATAAGTTAGGAAAGGCACTAAGGTTAATAAATGCCAGTCAATAAAAAAGGAGAATAATGGGATTCAGGCATAAGTACGACCATACTGGAAAAGCAAAGAAACAGGGTGAAGACGGATTCTGGACATTTGTTTATTCCATGAGAAAAGCTGGTTACAAGGTATATGAAGTAAGTTTCTATGAAGACGCCGTAAGAAAATATGACTGTAGAGTAGAAACAGAAGAAGAAACTTTTACTACAGATGTTAAGAGCGCAAAAAAGGCTACTAGTGGAAAGTCTGATATACAATACAAAGAACTTGTTATGGAGTTCCGTAATGGAAAAGCCACAGAGGGTAGTGGCTGGCTTTATGGAAAAGCTGATTTTATCACATTCGAGCTAGAAAAAACGTTCATCAGGTTTCCCCGCGTCGAACTGGCACAGATTGTCGAAGAAATGACTGACTTTGATGATCTGGTAGAAAATTTTGGCGATTGCACCTATAAGGTCTACAGCCGTAGAGGGGATTTGATAACGAAGGTAGAACTAAGTCGGTTAAAAGAAGAATTTAAAAAAAGAAAAATTCCATATAAAGAATATCAGAAATATGAATAGTACTTCTCGTGTTGGTCAGATTTACCAAACAAAATGGGCTACTTATACTATCATACACGAGTTTCATCACCCTAGACTAGACAAGAATTATTTAGTAATACAAGACCAACAAAATTTGTTTAACGTCCGTTGCATTATTGATGACACAAATTCCAAAGAGGTAAATAATGGTGGATTTTAATATAAACGACGATGAAGATGATTACGACCCAGAAGATGTTACAGCAGAAATTGATATTCTAGATAGCATCCAGAAATTAGCTGGAGTAATGAAAAAGGATTTAATAAGAGATATTAATGTGGGCGTGTTGTCATATGGTGCGTTAGCCCTTAAGAGATATGTAGATATGCTAGTTGTAGCAACAGAAGATAGAATTATGTTGGAAATATTCAATGCCACAGAGGGTGAGGACACTAATGAACAGTAATTGGGGTGTGGTCAGGATTAATCCGACCCACCAAGATTTGGTTGACCAAGTAGATAAACTAACAGAATGGTGTGAAGAACTAGAGAACACTATAAATAGATTAGAAGACAGAGTTTGGGAACTAGAAATTTTAACAAGTCACTTAGGAGATAAATCTAATGTCAAAGACTGAAAAGAACCGTCTGCGTCGTTTGCGTGAAGTTGAAACCAAGTTCACCAATCTAATGAAGGAATTTGGTGATGATAGTACAAATGAACTTCGCAGGGAAGTTGCTCAACTAAAGAAGAAGGTTGCTCAATTGGAGAAACGGTAATGCCATTAGATTCATTTGGATTTTTTGGTAGTAAAAGAGATTTTTTATTGAACCAAGCTAAGCAAATCTATTACCAAGATCAAGAGCCCCACAATGCTATTAAGAAATACCAAGGTACTTTTGATGATAATTTGGGCTATATTTTAGCAGACATGATTATTGCCCTTGAACGTAGTTTAAATGATCTTGGGATGGATGTGGAATATAAAAACGCTGGCATTACTGTTAAGCCACGCACATACGGTTGGAGTTCAGTTCTACCCTATACGGACTGAAGTGGGTAAGTTTTGGTGTATAGTATAGTAGAAGTCTATACGTATAACCAAAAGGAGTCAGAAATGCCCAAAGCCATTCCTCTAACCAAAGAGTATTTAGAAAAGATTATTCGTGAAAAGCGACCAGAAGAGATAGCCAAAGAATTTAACTGTCATCCAGCTATAGTTAGAAAATATCTTAAGAAATTTGGAATATATTGGTCTAGAAACAATGTGGCCCACGATTTTTTTGATAGTTGGTCGTCGGACATGGCTTACATTCTTGGGTTCATAACTGCGGACGGTAATGTTCACAAGAAAAGAGCCTACTTATACGTAGAAGTTGCTAGGAAAGACGAATGTGTTTTAGAATATATATTATCTAAAATTTATCCAGATGGTAATATATATCATTACGAACACGATGACAAACGAACTGGTAAAAAATATTATTCATCCAAAATAGGAATATTCTCAAAACAAATTAAAAACTCTCTACTTCAATATAGTATTTTTCCAAACAAAACTGGAAAACATAGGATAGACTTTGATATACCAGAAGAATTTGTGGGAGACTATGTTAGAGGGTTTTTTGATGGTGATGGGAGTATTTATAAGCAAGATAACAAGAACTATGTTTCCATATTCTCGTGTCAATCGGTCGAGTTTTTACACAATTTACAGAGTCTTCTTTCTTTAAAAGGAACAATTAATTATGATATGAAACCCCCTCGTTTACAATTTGGGGTTAATGAAAGTCTCTCGTTAAGAGATATTTTGTATAAGAATAGTGGATTTTCTTTAGCTAGGAAAAAAGAAAGATTTTTTACAATTAAATTACAATATAGGTTATGGACACCAGAGATGACTAACGAATTAGAAAGTTTTTTATTACAACAAAAATCTGTAAGAGATATAGCAACACATTTTAACCTAACTACACAACAAATTAGAGATAAAAAAAGATGCCTTTGAACTATAATACAATAATCTGCCTAGATTTTGAAAGTTCGTCGGCTAACCCATATACTACGCAACCTTTAGAGTTGGCAGCGGTTGCTATACATTCACGTTCCCTAGATATTATTCCAGGGTCGGAATTCTGCTCACTCATACGCCCATCTAATATCGAAGCTGTAGAGGATGGAGCCCTCAAGGTAAATAAGTTGTGTGTGGGCGAGGAAAAGACGGGCGGACACCCCTATAACGTTGAACGTGACGTTCTCCTAGCTCCCCCATTGAATGTAGTCTGGAAACAGTTTTCAGATTATGTGAAACAATATAATTACAAGAAGAATAGTTATACCGCTCCTATCTTAGCTGGATATAATGTTCTAAATTTTGATAAGGTAATTGTAGATAGAATTTGTAAAGAGTTTGGGCAGTGGGAAGACGAACGGCAGAATAACACTCTATTTAGTAGTTTCCGCACATTAGACTTAATGGACCTAGTTTGGTACCACTTCGAGGATGATAATCGTGTACAGAATATTAAGTTAACTACTATTTGTGAGTTGGTTGGTATAGAAACTCCAGGTGCCCATCAGGCAATTGAAGACTGTAAGGTAACAGCACAATTAATAACTAGATTTATGAATCTAATTAGACGAACATCTAAGAAGGTAAAATGGAAACCAGAGAAGGTTAATGTCGAATAAGCAATGTAAAAGAATAACTATAGTAAACTGGTAGTAGAAAAATGTTGTCGTTAGATAATATTCCGCTTAACGAACCAAGAGTATGGGAACTTTTAGCCAATGGTTTATGTAAGGGCGTGTTCCAATTGGAAAGTCCACTGGGTCGAAGCTACTCGAAAAAAATTAAGCCTAAAAGTATAGAACAAATTGCTGATCTAATCAGTGTAATAAGACCTGGAAGTTTAGAGGCTTATATCGGCGATAAAACAGTAACTCAACATTATGTAGATCGTAATTCTGGGGAGGAAGAAGTAGATTATCCTCATCCAGTTCTAGAACCTGTATTAAAAGATACTTTTGGTCTTATTCTATATCAAGAACAAGGAATGGAAATTTGTCGTTTAGTTGCTGGTTTTAATCTAAAACAGGCCGATGAATTAAGGAAAGCTTGCGGTAAAAAAATACCAGAACTAATGGCTAAAGTTAAATTAAACTTTATGGAAGGAGTAGTTAAAAATAACATTATATCACAAGAAGTAGCCGACGTATTATTTCAAAACATTGAAGCAAGTCAAAGATATAGTTTTAATCGTAGTCACGCAATCGCATATGCTTTATTAAGCTATTATTGTGCTTATATTAAGGTTTTGTATACAGATTTCTTTTTTTTAAGCTGGTTATCCAAGTCGCATTTGAAAATTGACCCACAAGCAGAGCTAGAAGAATTAGTTACTGATGCCCGCTTAGGCGGTATAGATATTCGCCCACCAGACCTTAGGCATTTAAACAGGTCTTTTGAGGCTAGAGACAAAGTAATTTATTTCGGTTATGAATCTGTTAGATCATTCGGTGAGTCTAATTTAGAAAAACTTCTTATGGGAGTGGCTTCCGTCACATCTCAGTTGAATAAGAAACAAAATGAGTGGTCCTGGTTAGAAACCCTAATTTTCCTCTCAGATGAAATAGTAAAAACTAACTTTGAAGCTTTGATTGGTTGTGGTGCCTTAGATTACTTGGATGTACCAAGAGCTAGGATGAAGTACGAGTATGGAATCTATCAACAACTTACAGAAAAAGAAAAAGAATGGTGTAAGAATAATTATGAGGGCGATTTCGAGGATTTGTTAGACAGATTGAGTATTCCCAAGAAATTGGGTGGCGGTGCCGCTAATAAAAGTAGAACGTCGAAGATACAAGATTTGTTGATAACCTTAAAACGCCCCCCAATTAGTTTAGAAGACACTGGAAATAGTAAAACAGAATCAGAACAACATTACTTGGGAGTAGCTGTAACTACAACCTACGTAGAGGATTACGAAGATATAGAAGTTAATTGTACCTGTTATATGTTCGCTAATCGTAAGGAGACGTATAGGAATATTGTTCTTGGTGTTGAGGTATTGTCCATTCGGGAACACACAATCAAACGTGGAAAAACTCTTGGGCAAAAAATGATGTTTCTAGTTGTTCAAGACGAAACTGGGGTTCTTAAGAACATTACAGTATTTCCAGACGCACTAGAAACTTACGGACACCTACTTAAAGAAAGGGCGGTATTGTATCTAACTGGTACTAGAGATAACTCGTTTGGAAGCTTTAATGTGGAAACTGTAAGTAAAATGAGAAGCAAGCAACATAATTTATATAATGAAACAGTCGGTTCAGAATTTTCTACTTAAGAATAAATATTTTGTATCTCTTACCAAAGCTAACTCGGATACCTACTGTTTATTAACCCCAGAAAAAGAACTTACGGTTTACACCGTGTTAAAAGGGGCAAGACAGGGGGTTACGATAGGCGAGGCAGGAAACCCAACATTTTTGGGGTTGCCAGAGCATGGGGTGCGGCTTATAATCATATGTGATATCGTGGCTAAGTGCCGTGCTATCGGGTACAGCGAAGATCATATTTTTTTGTATGACGGTCACGAATTAATCCGCGATAAAACATGTCTAAGTTTTTTACCAGAACCAGTTAATATAGAAGAGAGGACGAAAGAGGGTGATCTATTAGAGATTTTTAAACAAGCAATAAAAACGAACTTTCTACCTTACTATGGTAGTAGAGCCAAAGAAAAAGGTGTCTACATACCATACTACTTATCTGAACTATATCTTAAGGACAAATAGATGAATTTTTGCCATTTCAAAGGTTGCCTAGTAACCGATATCGAACTGAAGAAGACCAAGAACGAAAAGTCTGTAATCAATTTTTCAATTGCTGTTAAGAGTTTTGTTAAAGACCAAAACCCAGAAACTCATTACTTTGATTTTGAAGCCTGGGGACCAGTAGCAGACTTCTTGGCTGAGGGAGCTTACAAGGGGCGTCATATTATTATTACTGCCCAAGCGAAAAATCATAAGTGGGAAACCAAGGATGGTGAAGTTAAAAAGGCGATTCGATTTAGAGTTAACTCGTTTGAGTGGGTTAGCTACGACGAATCCAAACTGAAAAATAAGAGAAAGGAAACTCAAGATGATAATCAGGATGAGGAAGAAATTCCCTTTGAGGTTCCGAGTGGTACATACTAAAGAAAAATAGTCACTCCACTAGATTTTTTGGGGTCGTCACTGTATATATATAGTGGCGGCCCCTTTTTTTATGGAGTGAGAATGGCTAAGAGAAAACTCAGAATTCTTTCTGTTGGTGAATTCACAGAGATGGCAACTGGTTTTGCTGTTTATCATAAAGAGAATAATACTCGTATTCATGCAACAGGTAAATATGAGTTAGCCGAACTAGCTATATTCGGGCGAGAAAATGAAGTAAGAGCCCTAGGTATTCCCTGGACTTATTTCGGGAATATGCCAAATAGTTCTAATCAAGAGTACGACGCCAATCCAGCTTATGGATTCGGATTGTGGAGATTCAATCACGTCTGTGCAAAATTTAAACCGCACGTAGTAATTGATTTTCGTGATCCGTGGATGTACGCATTCATCCCAGAATCCCCTTACCGTAGATTATTTAAATGGGGGTTAATGCCCACCTATGACAGTTACCCCTCTGACACCGATTGGCTACCCGCCTATATAGATGCGGACGGCTTGCTGGCTTATTCAACGTGGGCTATGGGACAAATGAACGATCAGTGTGGTGGCATGGCAAATATGCTTGGAACTGCTCCACCCGCCTACGATAAAAGATTCTATAAACCTGTTCCTAATAAGGAACAACATAGAGCTAAGTTTGGTATCCTTCCTAATATAAATTTAGCTCTATTTATTTCTCGTAATCAAAAGCGTAAGCTATTTCCAGACTTATTTGCATCTTTTCGACTTCTTCTTAACAAATATAAAGAAGAAGGTAAAACAGACTTATATAGAAAGTCTTACTTATATTGTCATACCTCATTTCCAGATGTTGGCTGGAAACTAGACCAACTTCTAATGGAATATGGTATTACAAGCAAGGTATTATTCTCGTATATATGTAGACAGTGTAGTACATTCTTTCCCTCGTTTTTTCAAGGGGCTCGTACAATTTGCAAGGCGTGCCAGGCACCTGCCGCCTTCATGCCCGATACACAACATTATGTTCCACCCAATATCTTAGCTGAGATTTATAACCTAGCAGATGTTTATGTACAGACCGCCATTTGCGAAGGTGCTGGTATGTCACAGGCTGAAGCAGCAGCTTGTGGTGTTCCAGTAATGGCTGTAGATTATTCAGCTATGTCTTCAAATGTTAGAGAGCTTAAAGGTACTCCGATTGATGTAGAAAGAATGTTTTTTGAATCGGATACTCACGCTTATAGAGCATATTTCTCGTGCGAAGATTTAGCTAACAAGCTGTATAAGTTCTTTACACTTCCGCCAGCGGTTCGAGCTAAAAAAGGGTATGAAGCTCATAAAGCTTGTAAACTTAATTTTGATTATGATAAATCTGCCAAGAAGTGGGAAAACTTTTTTGACTCTATTGATCCAGACGAAATGGAACAAAAATGGTCAGAACCACCCTTACTTCATCAGCCACAGCAAGACATTTGTGAAAAATCAACCAACAGCGAATTTCTAAACTGGGCGATTTTAAATACTCTTGGCGAACCGAACAGACTAAATAGTTTATTCTATCTACGTCTGCTTACTGATCTTAATCAGGGTATGAGACAACACGGTAGGGGCGGTATTTTCCACTCTGAAATGTCTTTGCCTGGTGGATTACGCCCAACATCTGAATATAATAGACAAGAATGTTTGAAAGAATTAACAAATTTGTGTGAGTATAGAAATCACTGGGAAAGAATTAGAGCGGGATTAGAAACTTATCCTATAACCGATTGTATTAAGTATGCGAGGAATTTTAAAGTATGAAATGTCCACTGTTCTATAGAACAATTGAAATGAAAAGTAAGAAAGGTAAAACATTTTTAAAAACCTTTCGTGAATATACCAAAACTGATGCTAATCAAGCTTGTGATGGAGAAATAGTAGCAGAGATAGATATAGATGAAGTACCAGACTGGGGCAAAACATACACGGTTATAAAAGCTACATATACATGTAGCAAATGTGGAGAAGAAGTCCACGATGCAGACCTACCAAGAGATAAAGATGGACTATCTGATCTTCTTACAACATATGTGGAGAACCTATGAACAAACCTAACGTTTTATTTGTAGGTTCCTATCGGGAAAAGACTGGCTTCGGCATCGCCGCCCAAAACTTCATTAGGGCTCTAGATACAGCAGCTAATGTTGCTTGTCGTCCTGTTAAGATTAGACAATTACAAGCTAATTTACATCCTAGAATATTGGAACTGGAAAATGTTTTTCTAGATAACTACGACTATGTAATTCAGAAGGTATTGCCACATAATATGGATTATTGTGGCGATTTCAAAAAGAACGTTGCTATTCTTGCCTATGAGACTAATAGCTTGGGCAGAACAATTTGGCCAGAACGCCTAGAATTGATGGACGAAATCTGGGCCACAAATAAGTTAACAAAAAAAGCTTGTGAAAATAGCAAGATTACTAAGCCAGTTAAGATTATTGGCGAACCAGTAGATGTAGAAAAATTTGGTAAAGTCTATAGGAAAATGACCGCTCCTATAGTTTTAGACTCAACTTTTAAGTTCTACTTTATTGGCGAACACACTCCACGCAAAAACTTGGAAGCTTTGGTTAAGGCGTTTCACGTAGAATTCCGTCCTGAGGACGACGTTGCCTTATTCATTAAGACTAATAGAACACTTACCTCGCCCCAGGAAACACAAAATCAGGTGGCTGGAATGTGTACTACTATCAAACAAAACCTTAGAATGTACGATCATCCTGGTTTGTACAAGCCAGAAATTATTTTGACGGACTATGTTTCAGATGATGATATTTGTTCATTGCACCAAATGTGTGATTGTTTTGTATTACCTAGTTGTGGGGAAGGTTGGTGTATGCCTGCATTAGACTCGCTTGGTTTTTCAAACCCTGTAATATGTGGAGCATTCGCAGGAATGGATTATGTTAACGATAATAATGGATGGTTAGTAAACAGTTATAAAACGCCAGTAGTCAATGGTTCTGCGCCTCTAACAGACCTGTACACTGGGCACGAATGTCACGAAGAAATAGATATAATCGACCTACAAAAACAAATGAGATTAGCATATGAAAGCAGACACACACAATTATGGAAAGATAAACAACAAGCGGCTAAGGAAACTCCATACGAATATACATTTGAAAAAATTGGACAAAGAATGTTAGGATATTTGGAAGAAACTAATGTATCTTAGTATACCGCTAATGTCGAACACGGAACAAACAAATTTTTTACAAAAGTTGGTTCATGAAGATAACTGTTTAGTTTGGTCTGGTTACAAGAACAAAAAAGGATACGGAGTTTTTAGTCTACAAGGAAAAACATACCTAGCACATAGAGTAGCCTACTATATATACAATAATTCAATAAACAATAGTCTTTTGGTACTACATAGACCAGACATTTGCAATAATCCTTCTTGCTGTAAAAAAGAGCATTTATACCAGGGTAATTGCAAGCAAAATAGTTTAGATATGGTTAGTATAGGAAAACAACATATTCAAAAGTTAAATCTCAAACAAGCGAAAGAAATACGAGATAAGTATATTAAAGGGGCAACTCAGGAAGAATTAGCTATAGAATATTGTGTTCATAAAGGCAACATTTCTAAAATTGTTCTAAATAACAGATTTGTTGATGAAAATTATAAATACAAACCCTTTAGGAGAAAGACAGGATCAATTTGGTTCGATGAACAACGAAAAAAATATATTGTCCATTTCAAACATAAAAATATCGGCAGATTTAATACGTTAGAAGAAGCTGAACAAATTTTAAACGGAATTATCAAAAATGAAGCTTAGTGAACTAATTGCTGAACTTTCTATGATTCAAGCCACACAAAAAAGGGATTTAGATGTTGTCTTAGGGTACGAAGGACTTAGACGTGGTGAGATTGAAATTATCGAAGAACCACAAAACGACAGGATAATCCTACAGGATTTATACAACTAATGAAAGGTCATCTTCACATAGTCTTCGGTTTACCCCGTAGCGGTAAGTCAACTTTCTGTGACCAACTTGTTAGAAAAACAGATAATCAGCCTAGGGTTATTATAGCTGGTGATGATATTAGAAAAGCTTTGACTGGTGAAAGGTATAATGATCTAGCAGAAGGATTTGTCAGATCGATCAAATACACTATGGTTAGAGCACTTTTTAATCGTGGTCACTACATAATTCTGGACGGTACCTATACCAAAATATATAATTGGCGAGAACTATTCCAAGTCGATAAAGATTTAGAATATACATTTATTGATACGGAAGTGTCAGAATGTATTAGACGGGCAATTCTTACCCAACAAGACGATTTGATTCCTGTTATACAAAAAATGGCTGACAATTTGATACAATGGAATAATGGTATGGGCGACTACAAGTATAACCTAGAAGGATTGAGAAATCAATATAAATGAACAATGTCATGGCAAGCGTCCTACGGGCGAATACCCGTAAGAATACTGAACCACTTAACATATTAACTTTCCCCTACAAAGATGACATAATCAATTTTTTATGTTCGACAGGTCATAACATATATCTTTGCCAAAACGATACTCTCCGATGGAATTTCCAGAGTCCGACCCCAGAGAATTTGAACCTTCTCGACTTTACTAGGGGCGACCACCAAATTCCACTATATGTAAACTTTGATCTTATCTTTGCCCCAACACGAAATTCAGGGATTATTAATTGGATTCTGAGCATTTCTTCCTTATACCATATTCCTTTATTATGGGCGGAAGATACTCCCCTCAACCCCAACCCGAATCTTGAGACGTTAGAAAAGGTCAAGAAATTAGTTGGTGATACGAACATCTTCGCTACAGAGTTTATTAGACAAAGTTGGTTGTTTTTTAATGATCTAAACAGTAGTGTGATGAGTTATGACAAGAAACATTTGGCTAGATGGGATACACTTATAAAACATTGTGCAAAAACAGTTTATACAGGACAAAGACACTATGACTAAGAAAGAAGAATTGTATAACGCTATTGGGTTATTAACTGGTGGAGAACTCTTAGAAGCTTTGAGTGATGAACAATTAGATGATTTATGGAAAAGTGTTGCAAAAGAAAATTGTGCCCGTAATGAAAAAAACTTAGAAAAAGTTACACAAAAACAACTTGATTCTGTTTACAAAAAAGCAATTAAAGTTAAAACATTACAGTATAATTATGAAGAAGGTAGGCGTGTTGTCAACGATTATGTCAAAGAATTAGCAGATAAATATGATACGTGTGAATACGATATTTTTATCAAAGCTGGAGTCAAAGAGGGATATATCTAATGAAGGTAAATTTAATGGTGGGCGGTATGCCCAAAAATGGATATAAAAATCTACAACATAATATTGCCCCACAAATAGAGTATGGTCCTATCCAAACAGTGGTATGCGATATTAGACAATTAGACACTTTCTTGGATGATAGTGAGTGTGACGAAATTATCTCTGAACATGTAACGGATTACCTGCCCATTCCAGAAATTGGTCCAGTTGTACAACGTTGGGTAAAGAAGCTTCGTAAGGGCGGAAAATTAATCCTTAACGGTACAGACCTTCAAACACTTAGTAAGTCGTGTCTTGCCCAATCTGTAGATACTGGAATAATTAATAGTCTACTATTTAATCCAAATCCGCCCCATAAAAAGTCTGCTCTTAAAACTACCGACGTTATTAGTTTGTTGACAGAATTGGGGCTAAAAGTAAAAAGCAAAGGCTTTGATCGTTACGAATATAGTATTGTAGCCATTAGAGAATAAAATGAACATCCAGACTGAGTGTAAAGATTGTTGTTTTGCTCTACACGACGGAGAATCGCAGAATGGTTGTAAATTAGGTCTGATTGATATTTTCAAGCAGCGTGGACAAATCAGCAAAGAAAACAACTATTTTGTAATTAGCAATACTCTTTGTCCAAGGTTCCGCCCCCAGGAATGGTGGGAAGTCTATAAGGATAAGTATACTGAGCAATTAGCATTTGAGTCTAAGATTGAGTATACAGCTATTATTGTACTCGATCACCATAGTAACGAAGATGACTTTGATAAATGTGCTAGTCTTGTAATACAGGAACCAGCCCCAATACATTTCAGGCTGGTTAATTTGTTCTCGCAAATTGCTCCACACTACCTTTTAGAAAAAGCTCATAAATTCTTTGGTGAGAAAGTTACGTTACATAATATACTCGATCCAGACTTTAAAATTGGTGACGGTATTGATTTTGCTTTAAATTATACACAAACCAACTATGTACTAATTAATAAATGCGGAACTACTATTGATTGGGGATTTGTGAAGTATGCCCAACAAAGCATCTATAGAAATTTTAAGATTATTGGTCTTCTGATGATTGATGAAGACAACTATCTAATTGATAGAAGACTTTATAAAATGGAAAAATATAACCTCATGGCAGACATTGTTAAAAAGTATCCAGAATTTTGTGAGCAATGGCAAAGCGTATAGGCGTAGTAATTGTGGCGTCTAGCCACCAAAAAAGAAGTGGGATAAATACCAATAGGTTCCTACTCAAGCTAGAAGACGACAGAACTGTACTACAGTATCAAATAGACCTACTGAGACAAGTATTCAAAAACCCAGATATTGTAGTAGTTACTGGTTTTGAGCACGACAAGGTATTTAATAGTCTCAAACATAAAATACCAGTAGTCGAAAACGATTTATGGGAAACTACGTCTATAATGCGTAGTATCACGTTGGGGCTACGGACACTAATCAATAGTAAAGTGTTGATTATCCCAGCGTGCCTAGCCTTCAAGGCAAGTTGTCTTAAAGGAGTTGAGGACAATGAAAACGGGGCAATTATTAGTGACCCGAGGGGAATAAATAGTAACGAATTGGGTATACTCACAGAAAATAATCAGGTAATGCACTTTGATTATGATCTGCCTATTAAATGGTCACAAATATCTTTTTTTAGTGGTAAGGCTCTACATTATCTAAGAGATACTTGCGAAACAGATATGTCCAGATATTTGTTCCATGAAATTCTAAATAATATGTTTGTCAATACCGAACATCGAATTACTGCAATTATGAACAGGCGAAGTAGAGTTGTAGAAATTTTTAGTATGAAAGATTTAGAGCGTATTAGGAGATTAAAATATGCGAGTGTTATGTAATATCCAAGATTCCTTTTTATGGGGCATCGTTCCAGTATTCGAGGCCGTTGAAAATTTACAATTAACTGTTTTTGATGATAGCATTCCAGTCTTCGATATTTTTGACGAAGCCAATCCAGATGTGTTCATTACAAAAAATAATCTTCTAACACGAGCAATGCTCAAGTATCTTCAACAGAATCGAGATATTAAGGTGTGTGTGATTCAGACCAGTTCCCGAAATTTTTACGGAAAAGAACTGGAAAAAGATAACAGGATAGACTATACTATTAAAGACGAAACAGCAGCAGACCTAATGACTTTTGGTGGGTGTGGTCAACGCAAAGAAACCGACACCAACTTTGGGCAAACGTTAGTGGTTACTGATTTTTTGAGCGGAGACGCTTTCCTGAGAATAGTAAATAACCCATCATTCGAGTATAAGATAGTAGGAAATAAGCTAATTGAACATCCGTCTTATGTTGGGCAAGTTGATTATAAGGAAGTAGCCTACTTACTAAATGAAGTTCAAGATGGTTTGTGTGAACAAAACACAGATTGGGAATTAGCCCTATTATATAATGGAAAGGCAAAATATATCGAGGGGCTTGTTACGAATACGCCCCACAGAGAAGAAATTGCTGAACGATATAATTACAACCGAAAGCTATACGATATTTTAACTGGACTAGGATATGATGAGGAAGCTAATCAATGCTTGCAAAGCTTAGTACACCACTAGAAATGGTGGGCATTATGATAGACAGTTTTGGTCTATCTCAATTAGCTTTCACTGCTTCTCTTTCAACTCACCGTTACATTCTTGAACATGGTTCATGGGATGTTACACTATTTATTAAAGACCTGGCCCCACAATGCGTGCCCACAAACTTTGCAATAATGCAACTTTATGATGGGTTCGGCTACAAAGGAGCGCTTGTTGCTACCAATCTTGATCTAGCTAGTAAACTACTTACCTTTCCTGGCCCAAGAAAGAAAATTTTCTATGTGTGGGATTTGGAATGGTTTACCCGTCAGATGGGATATTCAGCTATGAAAAATATCTACCTTAACGATAAATTAAGTATTATTTGTAGAAGTCAAGAACACGCGAACGTTTTTGAAAAGGTCTGGCACAGAAAACCAGACGCAGTTGTTCCTAACCTAGAACTTAACGAATTGATTGGAGGAATCTAGTGACTCGTAGAAATGTTGCAGATTTTGAAGATGTAGAGGAAGCGGAAGACAATTTCAATACTTCTAATGTAGTAGAACCAGCAGAAAAACTGTTAGACGATACTGATCCAGCTTGGTCAGACTACGTAATGTCATTATTTGTTGCTAATGAACTAAAAGATGGAAAACCCAGAGTTCATGGACTAAGACGAGTTGGTAAACTAGTTTTGGGCGATACTTATGGTGTAACCGCCGAAATCGTCGATACCCCTTCTGAGTATAACGGACGTAGGTATGTAGCTAGATGTAGAATTGATATCTATAAAATGGGGTCGTTTGAAGATGTTGGCGACTGTTCTTTAGATGATAATAGAGCCTTTTCCCAATATCCTGCTGCCCTAGCACTCACTCGTGCGGAAGCTAGAGTATTACGCAAAGTACTCAAGCTTAACGTTTGTGCCGCCGAAGAAATCACTAATGAAAGTGATGATGACGATAAGGCTCCGTGGAACCCAGATGTAGAGCCTGATATGGTTACACAACAGCAATTAAATTATATGACCAATCAATGTAAAAAGCTTAAGATTAATACAACAGCTTTTGCAAAGAAATATGGTTCACCCACTGGTGAGTTTAAGAATATCTCTTCTGAAGTCGCCCAGAACATGATTACAGAATTAAATGGTTACATGAAAGTAGGCGTTGAAGTCCCTGTAGAACTTAGATTGAAAGGTAAGTAATGGCTAATTTTAGAATTTATAAACCCAATAACCAAAAGAGCGGAAGTGCTTCACAATTAGATTACCGCAAAAACACTAGGGGTAAGCGAAGTGAAGTTGTTTTATTCTGGACAATTACTCAGCAAACTGGCGAAGACGATAACGGAAACGCTAGCTTTGCTTGGGATAGTGATAAGTCTAAGACTATTAAAATGAAGCTTGGCTTGCCAGATGTGGGCGAAATCTTGGCAGTTCTCAAGGGGCGTAAAGACGCTGTTGGAACAGGAAAAGGTTTATTCCATAAAAACCAAAACGGAAATTCTGTTCTGCAATTTTGCTTCGTTGGGGCAACCGACAAAGTACCAGATCGATTCAGCCTACGAATTAGTACACAAGACACCCAGAAAAACTCTCTAGCCATCAACCAAACAATTAGTATTGGTGAAGGGGTAGTATTAGAGCAATTCCTGAACGGGTTTCTCTCGTCTAGTTTTGAGGAATCAGGGAAATTAAATAAACCAATCCCTGTGTCAGAATAGAAATAATAAACCCAGCTATGGCACCCCAGCCAGAAGCTTTTAGGTTTAACAGAGCTATCGAAACATCGTGTTCGTTAGCTCTTTTTTTTTGGTCAGCCATTTCTTCTTCTAGTGCGTTTATACGATGTTCCACTAAACGCTTATGCTCGCCCCAACCATTAGTTGCTCTATCTGACATTATATTCTCTAACTTTCTGTGTTGAGCTATAAAGCTGATCCTTGGTGTATTTGAAGAAAGCTACATACACTTGATAAAGGATAGGCATTATAGCTACAATTAAAATAAGCGTAAGAATAACTAGCATTTACTTATCCTCTAAAATTGGCCACTTAGCTGCTGGACATTCACTTGTTGCCCAGGTTGCCTTTGCTGATAAAAAGCAACCACACAATTTGCAAACATTTTCTTTACGATACTCACAAGTATTACAGATATCTAAGCGTTCTTGCTTCTGTTCTTGTGTAGTACGCTTTCTGCCATTTTCAATATGAACTATAGCAGAGTCTTTAAAAGCAGCGGCTTTTTGTAGAAGAGAAAATTCTTCGGGTGTTTCTTTCTTGACAAGATCATCCCAAAGTTTTCTATATTCTGGGCGGTTCTGGCACAACCTGAAGTTGTTTGGTCCTTTTACCATTTTGTGGCGTGGACAGTATCCAGGGCCTTCACACGAACACGAATCACTCATTTTATTTCCTCAAAGGATTAAATTAGGTGTTTTGTTAATAATGGAGGCAAGATACGAAAAACCGCTTAAGCCGCTCCGCACTATAAATATACACCGACTCAGCAATAATATATTTATTAGAGCAACCTCCATATCCTTTAAAGAAGTTCTATTAAAAGTATTATTGTCATAATACACCATATTCCCCCAGTAGATTACATTAAATATGTTTAAGGTTTCCTGACAATCGGTTGATACAAATATCTTACCTTTTTCATTTTCTTTTAGTTTTTTGTTGATGTAAGCTATAATGGGAACATTACAATTATCTATTAGATGAACTCCTTGTCTACGTAGGTGTACCCCCAAAGGAGGGGGTCCGTGTAAAGAAATGAAATTTTCAACTTCATCCAATATAAATTTTTTTGGTTTGAGAATATGACAATAAGCACTCAAATCATCATCCTTAGGCACTCGCCAATTATTATCGAAAGGCTTGGTCGCCCATATACTTATATCGTTTTTTTTATGAATGTCTAGCGGAGTATCCCATTTTTTTTCAACAACGTCAGAAGTTATTTTAAAGTCTGGTTCTTCAAATAAATCAGTAAAGTTACATGGAACTTCCCCACCAGTAATATTCCATACTACTTCAAAATCTCGCCCAGATAATTTTGATAATCTGTACCCAGAAATTATAGCTAGCAATCTAGCACTAAGCCCAGATGTAGTATATAGTTTTAATTTCAGAAGCTTGCCTCAGTTATATCAATGATAACAGTTGCTCCACAATATTCACAAAGCTCAAAATCATCTCCATCAAACCCATCACAATTTGGAAATGAACCAATACCATCAATAGCAGAACCACAACATCTCCAAGGTGAAGTTGGGGCTAAACAATTAGCACATTGAATATTAGTACGAAAACGTAGGAAGAATGGATCAATTGTTGATTCTGGAGAAGCAATAACTTCAAACTCGCTAATATTACACGTACCAATAAAACCTCGCAAAACCCATACATTACTTTCACAAGTTAAACTAAGGCGGACAGAACCAGTACTACAACTTCCTAATTGTCCACCTTCACCCTCAAAAAGACAGTTACAACTCAGATTACTTGCGTCTGGATCAAGTTGAACATCGACCGAAGGAATAATTGAAAAATCATCGTTATCTCGACAACCACCAGCAATTGGATCATAATAAGCCGTAGCATTCAAAACATCTAAGTCCGCACAAGCAATACAGTTATAGCATTCTGTAGAACTTGAACTAGAACTACTACTACTACTACTAGATGAGCTAGAACTACTACTTGAGCTTGAACTAGAAGAACTGCTAGAGCTACTTGAACTGGACGAACTAGAACTGGATGAGCTTGATGAACTTGATGAACTTGATGAGCTTGAACTACTAGAAGACGAGCTTGAACTAGAACTACTAGAACTTGTAGAACCAGTATCCCCACCACAACAGCCACACGGAGCCCCGCTACACCAGCTTGGAGGAATAAAATCCCACCATTGTTCATAATTTGTATCTGGTAAATGCCCACTAGCAGCAGTAATGGTAATTGTTGCGAAACTCCAATCACATTGACCTGGAAATTCCACACTACCATTTAATGGATTATTACCAAATTGATATGAGGCACCTGGACGTGTGATTAAATCAGATGGACTAAATACAATAGGAAACATGTCGATACAATCTGGGCGTCCAGATGCGTTTGGCCAATTTGGTTTGTTTTTTCTCCAAATGGCAAAATCTGGTATACCGCCGTTATATAATAGATCATTAAGGTTATTAGCGGCTGGAGCCTGGTAATTAAAACAAAAGCTACCAGGCACAGAAGACCCAGGATCATCACTACAAAAATCTCTGCCTGAAAGGTCTGTATCAGTTGCACAATGCCCGTTTATCGAAAAGAAAATATCGCCAACTCTTGGCTGAATGGGACTAAAATCCGTATCCTTAACCCACCCAAGCAACTTGTTTAAGTCTCTACCATAAGTAAAAAGAGCCATAATGGATTTTTGAAATGTCCAAGGCATACGTCCACCAAAAACTGGTGGTTCACACGCTTCCCTAGTATTAACACAAGTATCTGACCAAGGATCATAATCGTTATACCATCGTTCCTCGTCATATATGTATACACATGAACCAATAGTATCTTCAAAAGAACCGCCGTTCCAGAAATCGGTTAATGGCGTTAAATCACCAGGATTGGTTCTATCTCTATAAAACATGTGTCCTGTGGTACATGGTTGATCGACACAAGCTGCCCAAAGACATATAGGACGTGAAGCAAATAATTCACCATACTCTTCAGTCTGCTCATTACCAATGCTACTATCCACACGTCTTAATACATAGCTACCATTGTAACTATTACAGGCATCACAAATAAATTTTCCTTGTCCATGATCTTCAGGTAATTCTGGTTCAGAACATCTGCCATCGTGACCAGCAGATTTAGCATAAGCACCATATCCTTGGCTAGAATTAGTAACTCCAGCGATAGTAATCTTAAAATAATATGGGCTAAAAGTAATACCGCTAGCGTGATGCTTACCACCACAATAGTCACAAATTATACAACCACTAGAAGACACCACATTACTATTCCCGCCTTTATCACCACAGGTTGGATCACTGGTTAAATTACACGAGTTAGTAACAAAAGCAGAAGAAGTAACAGCAGTTAGATTTTGATAGTTAGTGTTATTCATATAAGATGCTGGCGAATTGATATACCAAGTTCCACTACCTCTAGCATTTGCCCTCACACCTGGAATACCATTAATCTGTACGCCAGAAGCCCCAGTTAACATATTTCCTGATAGACTGCCAGTAGTAATAATAGAAGGATAGTCAATTTTTAGTGTGCCGCTAGTAGCAAAATTATTTCTATTTAAATTTAAATTACCAGCTACAGCCATATACAAAGACTTAGCCTTGACTGGTTTAGAGGGCACGAATGTGACATTACCAGTCCCTTGTATGTAAACATATGGCATATTAAACTGATTAAAGTCAACAGTTATAGTACCAGTAGTATAGGGCGAAATACTTAATGAACCAGACTGGTGAATATAGTTTGATCCACTAAGACTAACGCTACCGCCAACAACAACTCTAGACGAGTTACTATTTATCTGCCCGCCCCTAAATTGTAACTGCCGCCCGATAAACCAATTGCCATTACCTTGATGAAGAATTCCACTGCCGCTCCACCAGAAATCATTTTGAATAGCAACATTATAGTTGCCAGAATTAGAGATTGTGCCAGTGTAACCAGAAACGGTTAGAGTATTGATAGCACCAGTTACATCAGTAAGGTGCATATTAATGACACAATTACCAGTACCACCAGAATCAAAAACTACATCAGAAGTGTAATCTGGTACCGAGAATCCGCCACCCCCATTGGAAACGCTCGACCAATTATTAGAATCGCTCCAAACACCTGGAGTATTTCTTATCCAGTATCGGAACGCCATTGGCCCACCCCCTTAGCAACATCGTAATCTTCGCCAACAAACAAACAGCCGTCTTCGTTATCATTCTGACAGAGCGATGGTGAAAAATAATAAATATCTTTCTTTCTGGTTTTGGCCCAATATCCTAATACTGAACTAATATTAGAAGTTTTATATATTCCTTGGGGCAAATGCGTTTCTTTGACTAATGCAAAAATTTCATCTCTAGGAAAAACCAAAGCTTCATAATTTTTTAGAAGTAATCCCCTGTTTTGTTGGTTAAAACCATGTCTGTCACTATAATAATACACCGACGTAAGCAATGAACAGAAAGCGATGTTTTTACCTGGCCACAAAACGTTATGGGCAAATTTGTGTAAGTTCTTTGCTGTCTTTATGTTACCACTCAAGATAATATAAGCATCCATTTCAGTTTCATAGATTTCACTCCATACTAAACTAACAAAATCACTAAAGTTCTTAGGAGTTGTCAGTTCAACTGTCTGTACACTCTTAGGGGAATTGAATCTTTTCATTATCCTAGGGCTGGACCGATTTCCAGTACTCCATTATTTAAGAAAATTCTATGCCACGTACCCAAAGTCTTGTCCTGCATAATAATACCTCTATTCGGGTCTTCAATAACTAGATCACAAGAAGCACCAGTAGTAGTTGGATATACACCAGTAGAAGGAAGTACAACGGCAGCACTCACACCAGTAATACCAGCGGTACCAGTATAACCTGAAGCGTCAATACGCACAGCTTGTCTATAAGATTGACCAGGATCGCTTGCGTCTGTACGAGCATTGATATTAAAGAGTATATCGCCCGCACTAACATCATTCTGAATCGACAAATTCTTGGCGGCATTCATAACAATATAACCAAGAACATTTGCACTAGCATCATCAAACTTAATACCAGCTTCAGTAGATGTACGCCAAGTCATAGTCAAATGTGTATTAAATGACCCACCAGCATCCATATGTAAAGTTGAATCGGGCGAATTAGTACCAATACCCAACCTAACATTACTATTGTCCCACCAGAAATTGTTACTACCAGCGATAGTATTAGCTGAAGCACCATAAGCAACTTGACTAGTAGCAATACTTCCAGCAATACCACCGCCACCACCAGCACTACCATTAATAGTGTTGCAAATTACATCATCGACGTAAATCTTTCTCCAATAAGCATTTGTGGCACCAAGATCATAAGTAATAGTTTGTAGGGGCGAAATCTTAGTTGTATCAAAACGGAAACGACCAACACCACCCGCTGTGAAACCCACATCATCAGCACCCATACGCCAGAAACCAGTATTAGTATCGCCCAAGAAGCTAATTGAGGGAGTACCAGAAACATTGTCGTTCACACGAATATGTCCGCTTACACCTACGCCCGTTGAAAATACAAACTGAGAATTATCATAACGCAACATCTCATTATTAAACGTAATAATACCAGTATGCGACAGGTTGAGTGTACCATAAGCTAGAGAGCGTGAACCTAAGCTACGACCACCGCTTGTGGCAGGACCAATATCTCCGTGAACCATAAATTTAAAGGATGAAGTTGGAGTTGTACCAACCGCGACCGTATCAGTATTAGAGCTAGTACGGAACAAACTAGAATCGCCCGCACTACCAGCCCTAAAATCCATAAACAAGCCGCCGCCATTAACTACAACATCACCACTACCAATCGAGAACATCTCAACAGAACTATTGTTAACTACCGTCATCAGATCAGCAGTTTGAGAAGCTTGCCCAACGATATGTAGACCTACTGTGCTAGTACTAGCAGGTTGAATGGCTACGGTGTGTAGGGGCTGACTACCAACATTAATACCCAAACGACGGTTGGTAAAATCCCACGTAAAGTTGGTGTTGCCACTGATAGTACCAACATTAGTTCCTACTAGGACACACCCCGAAGAGATAACTCCACTTAAACCAGCACCACTCACACCGCCGCTATTTAAATAATTAGCAATAGCAATACCGTTGATGCCAGTAATACTATCAATATGGTTAACATATAGGTTACGCCAGTTTCTATTGTTTGTACCCAAATCATAATTGTTGTCTAGCCAGGGCGAGAAACCAGAAGCCGACATATAATATCGTTCGATAACAGTAGTACCAGAACCAATCTTAAACGCTAAGCAACCAGAGCCAGCAAAACTAATATTTCCAGTAGCAGGGTTAGCATAAATTTCAGCTAGTCCGCCATAGAAGCTACCAGTACCAGTACCGTGATAAATACCACGGAAAGGATAGGCGATAGAACCTAAATCACGTGTACCGCTTGCTTCGGGGCCTAAATGACCGTTCATAGCTAAGCTAAATGCCCCAGGATTTAAAGCCCCACCCATACTTACGAAGCCAGAGCCAGCATCCACAAAAAAGGCATAAGGATTACCAGTTGTCTCAATTCTAAAATCACGATCTTGAGCGTGTTCGTTGAATACTGTGTCTACAACTCCAATACCAATATATTCATTAGAACTAGCATCAACAACATTGAATAAGTCAAGTACTTGACTAACAGAACCAGCGATAACCAAACCGAAAGTTGTACTGTTAGCAGTACGCATAGATACAGTATGTAGTGGGGCTGTACCGTAATTAATACCCAATCTACGATTAAAGTTATCCCAATACAGGTTAGCATCGCCCACAAGACTGCTACCGCTACCGAAAGCTACTTGACCTGAAGTTACTGGGAATCCAGCAGTACCACCGCCACCACTAACAGAACCACCATTTACATTCCGACACCAAATATTGTTTACATAGAGATTATTCCAATAAGTAGTAGTAGAACCAATATCTCTAGTACCACTACTTTCAGGACCAACATTTCCAGAAGTTACAAGAATAAACCCACCAGGATTACCAGTACCACCAATAGTGACATAATCTGATGTTCCATTGGTATTGAATAGTGTAGGATTATTATCAGATGCGACACGGAAATTAAGAGCCGTATGACCACCATTAACAGTCACACCAGAACTGCTCACTGAGAATAAAGACTGACTAGAAGTATTTAAAGTCTCGATGAGAGGGCTATTTTGGTTAGTAATAGCTTTTAACCATAAAGTTGGAATGCCAATGTTGCTAGAATGATTTACTGCTGTAATAGTTCCTGTACCGTTAGTTGTATTGATACACAACATACCACTACCACGTACACGAGCAACCTCACGAGTAGTAGTCCCGCCAGAAACAGAGAATTGGAAGGTTGTAGCCAGATTCATATCGAACCCAGAACAACCAACATCAAAGACTAATGATTTCTGATTAGTCCCTGCTTCATTGGTAGAAATCCAGTTAGCACTAGCATCACAAGCAAAATCCATATAATTGGAACTGGTAGTTCTTTGAAATCTAACGAGGGGCGAAACCCAAGGCGAAGTATTAGCTGTACCAATTACATGCAACAAACCGCTTGGAGTAGCACTACCAACACCAAGCCCCATACGCTGAACAGTATGATCCCACTTTAGTAAACTATTACCAGCAAACTGGTTATCGCCACTAGCAAACACAATCTGTTTATTTAGAACGTCCCCTGGATAGGAAACAACCATAGTTAAACCACTACCGCTTACAGAGATATTATCAAAGATACCACTGTTACCGTAGATATTTCTCCATCTATGGGCGGGAGCACCTAAGTCGTAAGTAACATTTAAAGCTGGGCCAACATGACCAGCAGAGTTAATTGTGAACGAACCAGCATTAGCAGTAGTACCAAAACGAGAATCGTTGGCGAAGTAATTGTTGCCGCGACCAGTTTGGAAAATACCCCACTCATTGGTATGTGTACAAGCAGTACCCTTACTTAGACTAACATAAAATCCATATACATTGGTAATTGTGCCACTAGGGGTTTGAGAGCCATCAAATGTTCCACCTTGAACAACCATACCGTATTGAGCAGTCAAAGTTCCTCTGAAACCAGAATTGGAAATATATGAATTATTCCATTGGCACACACGATATCCAGCATCAGTTACTCCCGAAGCAATATTTACCGTAGTAGCATACAGGTCAATATTACGCATGAAGTTAGTAGAATTAGAAACAACAGCAGGGAAATTTGCTACGGTATTAAATATATTACCACTTGTAGTAGGACCGCTATTATTGACAGAAACGCAATTACCAGTAGCATTAACACGCAACATACTAGCTAAGTCTGAAGATTCAACTCTAAATTCTCTATCACCACCACCCTCGTTTATAACTACATCTGATGGACCAACCGAAAATAGTTCTGTAGCAAAGGCGTCTGCTGTATCATCAATTCTTAAATAATCATTTACCTGTCCGTCGATACCCTTAAGATAAAGAGTATAATGAGATGTACCAGATGTACGAATTTCTAATGCACCAGCGGGTTGGTTATTTGCCATATTAAAGCCAGCAATACCACTACCGCGAATAGTAAATAATTCGTTATAAAGTGATACTGCTGTTCGTTTATTAGCATTTGCTACACTAGCCCAATAGAAATTTTTATTTAGATTGGTACCCGAAGTAACAATAACATTGTACATATGTTCGTGAGCGTTAACATCGGCATCACTAAAAATATAGTTCGCACTAGTATCAGAATAGAAATGAATGTGGCGAGTAGAACCAAAAGTACAAATAGGAGCACCAGTAGAAGCAGAAGGAGAAGTACTACCACTAGGCCAAATGTGCAAATAACCAGAGGGGCCAGTAGGACTATTAGCTCCACTACCAATACCCATACGGTTAGTAACATAATTGAAGCATAGATTAGGATTACCAGTAAGAGCCCCACCACTACCAAACGGAACAAAAGTATCTCGAATGCTACCTACTAGAATACCGCTACCGCCCACAGTAATGTTATTACCAAAAATTCCACTGGAGCCATAAATACCACGCCACCTTAAATTAGAAGCCCCCAAGTCGTAGGTCACATCTGTTTGCGGTCCAACATGACCAGCAAAGTTAGCTAGGAAGTTACCAGCATTTGAGGTAGTACCTACACGTAAGTCGCGTTGAATATAGTTCTTTGAAACACCATCAATATCTTGAATATAGATACCCCAAAGATTTGCAGTGGTGTGTGTTCCTTGACTATAACTTACAATCCTTAATCCATAATTAACCGAAGTTGTGCCACTAGCCAATGTTCCAAAAGAACCGTGGTCAATATGAATAGCGGTCATATTATCCAACGTTCCCACAGTAGCAGAACTATTAGGATAAGCGTCTATATAGATGCCACGACGATAACTACTGTCGGTAACACCAGACGATATATTGACAGACGCTTGTAAACTAGCTCTGTAAGCAATATGAGGATTTGCAGAATTTACAGTAACGACAGGAGATTTCGGCACAACAGTAAGTGTGTAAGGTTGACTAGCTGAAGAAGCAATACCAATGGAATCATTACTAGCATCTACAAAGAATAGATTAGTAACCGTATCACCCTCAACACGGAAATCTCTATCTAGTCCAGCTTCGTTGACTACTACATCAGATGCCCCCACACTAAATAGTTCATTAGTACTAGAATCCCTCACACCAACATAGTCAGACGGTGAAGTTCCAATAGTGGGGGGTTGAATTAATAATTGATAAGTGGCACTAGCGGCAGTGCCGATGCCTACAGCGTGTAGACCAGCATCGCCATAAATTAGGAAGCGAGTAACGGAACCACTACCGTAAACAAAAAAGTCTGTATCTAAAAGACTGACATTTACACTTGCAGCATTACCATTGAGAGCAAATTTAGAATTACCAGCAGAATCACGAAAATCAGCAATTCCAGTAGGGGCAAAGGCTGTTCTTTGGAATAGATAGGCATAAACAGAACTAACCCCACCAGCACCAAAACCTACTGCGTCAGTACTAGCATCCATATACCAGAAGTTAGTAGTACCAGAAGAGTTATATGAAACATCACAATCGTTTCTAATCGCGTTGATACTTAAAGCCTTAACGCCACTTTCGCCATAAATTTCTACTGTGGCCCCAGGTGTAGTACCAGTTCTAAGTTGTGTATTACCAATAGCAGTACGCCCATTAGTACCACCATGAGCGAAAGTGATAATACCAGAGCCAGTAGCGTCATTTCTCTTGAGAAAAAAATTAGTTGTATCAACCGAGAATTGTTTTGAGCCAGTATTATCAGTAAGATGTAGATAGGATGTAGGACCAGTACCACGTTGAATAAAACTCCACGAACGCTCACCGTCCAGTCTGATAAATTCTCCATCCTCAAAAGTGCTACCAGAAGGTTTAATGTGTAGAACGGCAGCGGGGGTACCAGTTCCAATACCAACTCTACCGTTTTGGTCAATGGTAACAGCTTGCCTTACACTAATACCAGAACCAAAGCTATTTTGGGTAATAAAGAAATCAAGGGCCATACCACCAGCACTATCTCCACCATATGTTTCAGTAGCACGGGCAGCGATAGCAGCACCCCACTTTGGACTAAGTGAAGTTAATTGGGGGTCAGTAGAACCCCAAACAATGGGCGGCATATAGCAGTTAAGTGCATTAGCAGCACCAGCCACTAATTGTAAACTAGCACCATTACCCAAAACGGCCCCAGACACAGAAGTAACCGCAGTTGTAGTGGTGTCTAAACGGAGGCGAGCAGAAGTATGAGCAATGTGTAAATGAGCTTGGGGGGCATTAGTTCTAATACCCATCAATCTGTTTGTAGAATCGTAGTGGAATTGTCCTGCGTCTTGTGATAACCCACTAGACGAGTTAGCAAAAATAATAGAACCAGGGGTAAATACGCCCGATCCAGTTACGGCACTAACCGCCCTAGAAACAGTAAAGTATTGGTTGCTACCCTCGGGAATATGACTAGTTGTAGCCCCACCATCAACCACCCCGTCAATTGCTTTAAGTACGCCATTAACGTTATCAAGCTGAATATTATTAAAGTATCCCCACCGCCAAGGCAGACCTGAACTACCAATATCAAACGTATTTCCAGATTGGGGGCCAACATGACCTAAGACATTAAGTTTAAAACTACCAGTATTTGAAGAAGTTCCCACACTAATAGTATTAGCACTACCGTTTACATATAGCAAGTTAGAATCACTAATGCTTTCAACTCTTAAATCCCTACTAAGAGCATCATCATTAAATACTGTTTCCGTAGAGGTAATAGTAAGTAGTCTGCTACCAGACTGATTATCAATTCTTACAATATCTACCGCACTACCAGTGGGAACAAGATGAAGATAACCACTAGGTTCACTAGCATCAATAAGACCAATTTTATCATCAGTCGTAAGTGTAATAAGAGGAGTATTGCTTAGGTCAGCAGACCGCCCAATCTTAAATTTATCAGAATCACTATTATCAATACCAACTACCCAACGCTGAGTAGCGGGAATAAGGAATTGAAGAATAGCATCACCAACACCACTTTGCTCAATAGTCACCCCAGCAAAAGAGTCTACGTTAGAAGTATTCTCCCATACATGGAGAGGACACACTGGAGAAGGATGACGGATACCTACATATCCATTAGACATAAGAATATTTAAAGATGAAACATCGTCACTATATCCAGTTGTAGCGGCAGTATGAGTACCCAACTCCATACGATTAGCAACACTATCCCAGTGAATATAACCACCAGAATAACTACCACCAGTAGTTTCTAGGAAACGTAAATAAATACCAGTAGCGTTATTATTGGCACAAACAAGAGCAAGCTTTTCAGCATTATTCCCACTAATAGTAACAACAGCATTATGAGCAGTGTTACTAGCAACGGTTAACTTCTTATTTGTGGTATCCCACGTAAAAGCATTTTCACCAGTAACAGTATTACTAGCCGATCCGAAAGCGATTTGTGCTGACGAGATTGAGCCAGCAATACCACTAACACTAAATCCACTACCAGTTAGATAAGCAGAAATATCAATTCCATTAATACCACTAACATTTGTTAAGTTAGGAATAGAACCAGTTTCAGCGTGAATAGCAGCCCAACGATAAGAAAGTGAACCTAAAGACCAAACATTATCATCATTGGGTCCAACATTTCCACGTGAGTTAATACGGAAAGTACCAGGGTTGCCAGATGTACCTACAGTTACATTGCCCGTGTCTACAGCAAGATAAGTATTACCAATGCTGAGCATATTACCCCAGTCCATGACAACATTTTCTTTATATCCTACATTGATAAGTCCCTGGTTGTGAGCAGGCATACCCTCATCAATAGCAATCAATTCACAACTAGCTACATACCAAACGAAGCTCGCATCGGCACCGCCAGTAAGATAAATAAAACCTGTGCTACTCAAAGTACCAGATTCGTCAACAACTCTAAGTGCTGAATATCTTTCCCAACGTCCAGTACCACTCAAAGAACTCATAGCAAGGGACGTACCTGATACTCCGAGAGCATTGGAAGCTAAATTTACAGTCTTACCTTCTGGAATTTTTGCCCAAAACGTTTGTAAAAATCTGTTTCCAGGGATGTATCTCCCAAAGTTATTGATAGCTGATCCGCTCGTACCTAAAGTTGTTAGAACATTAAATCCACCAAACCCTGGAGAAGTACCACCAGCACCACCAGAGTAATTTAACATCAGAACTTTATTTGTAGAATTGGGAGCACCACTATAATTGATAACAGAAGCGGTTAATTCTGGACGAGCACCAGAGTTGTTATATAATGAGTAGCCCGTAGGAAAGGTAGTACCATAATAACCAGTGGGAGACATAAGGAAATCTGAGTTTCTATTAATTAGACGACCATAAGGAACACTCTGAAAAGTCGCCCCATCTCTCCACATACCAAAAGTATATGTCAAATTAAAAAATCTATTTAAAAATCTAGAAGAAATAGCACCACCTTGAACGTCTACAACGATACCTCTGTCTGGGTTAGGATTACTTGTTCTAATACCAAGAACATCTCTATCACCATCTACAAACAACATATGTGTCTGATTATTCGATTCAACCCTAAAGTCATAATCAATACTACCATCATTCACTACCGTCTCAGACGAGCCTACACTGAACAATTCGTTTGAAGAAGAATTATCAATTCTTAAAAAGTCTTGGGCTTGAGCAGCAATACCCTTAAGGTACATAGTATAATGAGCGGTAGACGCGGTTCTTACTTCCAAAGCTGCCGCTGGAACATTACCAGCAAGGTTAAAACCAGCATTACCAGTACCTCTAATACTGAATCTTTCTGTATAACCACCAATACCTGTTGCTTTACCAGCAGCATCAACAAAGTAAACATTGTAACTTCTATTTAGGTCTGTACCAGAACAAACAACTAGATTAACCAAATTTTTATGATTAGCGTTTAGATCATCTGCAATAATATAATTGAAGTTAGCATCTGCAACAATGTCAATGTAATTACCACCAGCACTGCCACGTTGAAATCTAGCAACTGGATTAGTAATAAAAGCTAAAGTAGTTCCAGTAGGTTGTACCTGTAAGGTACCACTAGAAATAGCAATAGTTCCAATCTTCAGCTTAGAGTTAGTTTGATCCCAGACAAAAGTATTGGCACCGACTAGACGATTAATACCAGATGCCCAAGCTACCTGAGTATCACCAATATTACCTAATAGAACACCGCTACCACCCAATGTTAAGGAAGTAGAAAAGATACCACTCTGGGCATATATACCTCTCCAGCGGAGGTTGCTAGCACCTAAATCATATGTGATATCTGTTTGGGGACCAATATGACCAGCAAAATTTGCTAAGAAATTACCAGCATTACTTGTGGTACCTACACGCAGATCGCGTTGGATATAATTTTTGGAAGTTCCGTCAACATCTTGTACGTACAAACCCCATAAGTTTGTAACATTTGCAGTACCCTGATTATAACTAACAATACGTAAACCATAATTTGTAGAGATCGTGCCACTAGCGTTAGTTCCAAAAGTACCATTATCAATATGAATTGCCGTCATATTAGCCAGTGTGCCAATAAAGCTAGTAGTATTAGGATATGCTTGAATATACATACCTCTACGATAACCAGAATCGGTAACACCACCAGAAATATTTGTTCCAGCCACATACAGGTACGAACAATTATAAAACTGAGTATCATCACCACTAATTATTGGTTCATAACAGTAAGTTATTAATTTAGAAAAGGAAACAGGTATTCCACCAATACCAATAGTATCTGATCCAGCATCTAGTCTAAATAGAGATGCGTCAGTATCTCCCTCAATACGAAAGTCTCTGTCTGCACCAACTTCATTTATAATCAAATCTGATACACCAACACTGAACCACTCATTAAGAGAATTGTCTGTTATCCTAAGAAGGTCGGCCGACTGGGCAGTAGCCCCTACAATATTAAGGCCAGTATTAGAAGCGGCGAGGGGGCGAATATTTAGTCCTAAACTGTAGTTATTTCCGCCCGACATAACAAAGTGGCTAGCCAAAGTAGTATTGTTAGTAGTGGTGCTTTGAAAGTCTACGAATCCACCATAATTACTAGAACCATAGTTTATAGCTCCAACTCTATGTTTAGCGACCGTGTTTAAACCACTAACAGAAGTGAAAGTCTGAAAGTCAGCATTAAATAAACCATTAGGAGTAAAAAGAAATCCTGTGGGCGAACCATATATGTAAGCTACCTTAACACCAGATTGGTCGGCAGCATAGTTCTCCAACGTCATATCAATACCAGAACTTCTACTTAAAACATGAAAAGCTCTAGTATTATAAACCGTGTCATCGTGAGATACGTAAAGAGCGGTAACTTGTTCACTACCATCTGTATCTACGTGTAGTTTTCCAGCAGGAGTACCATTAATACCAACTCCTAGCCGATTATTGTTATAATCATAATATAAATGTGTATTGCTTTGGGCGACTTGACCACTAGACCCAATAAACAAGACACTACCAGGAGTCATCCCCGTAATAGCAATATTGGGGACATAAATGGTATTAGAAGATGGACTATATAAAAAGTCAGCATCGGTTTGGAGAATTCCACTTGTCGTGGCAAAGACAACCCCAGATGGCGTCAAGTTCTGAGCCATGAGGGGATTACCAGAAACAATTGTAGAACCGTACACAGCACCCGATGTACGGATATTCTCAGCTACATGAAGAGGCATTCAACCTATTGGTAGACAAATACTACGAAGGTCATTAATTTAATTAATCTTGAGTCTTCAATAGTATAATACACCATTATAGTTGAACAGTTTGTATTACTCCCAAGTCAGAAAT